AGTCAGATAAAATCTCAGACGACAAAAGTAAACTCTTGAGAAAAAAGAATTCCATAGAGCTCTTTAGTATCAAGAATTCCTTAGAACTCAGATGATTTAAGAAATTCATCTGAGATATAAGATGGCAAAAATAAATTCCTGTAAGCCATTGATATCTTTAGTATCAAGATTTCCTTTGAACTCAGACATATTTATTAATATATCTGATATCTGATATCGCAAAAGTAACAGTTATTTAGTATCAACATATCATACCAATAATACACTCTTATATACTACCCTTTTTCAATTTACATCTTATATTGTTCACGCGTTGTCCTCGTCAAAGAAGAGGTGCTGGGGGCGAACACCAGGGGCTGTGGAGCGCCGAGTAGGCGCGGGCGTCTCATAGACCCAACTCTCACGACGCACTGCTGGAATCTTCTTCTCACTGGTCACATTCTCAAGCATATCTAGGCTATTACCGATGAGCTCAAGGAAGTGCTCACGGTAATAGAGGTCCTTGAACTTCTCACCAGAGACAATGACACGAGGCATTGCAGGCAGTGTAAGCTGAACACTCTTGTATCCCTCCTCATCAAGGGCCTGGTTCTTGAAGAGCATGTAGAGGTAGTCAATTACGCGCGCACGGTAAAGGCCATTCACGACATGCGTAACGGGGCTACCGTTGTTCTGGTCCTTATAAGTGATATCAAAGTCACCGTGGGTAAGGTTCTTGCGAATGATTACCATGTCATCAGACTTCTGGGTGCTGTCGTTGTTGATAAGGTAGATGCAAATAGATGTATCAGAGTAAGCCATTTCAGTAGTATGCTAACATATACTACTGAAACGCATTCAATTTTTGCGGGCGGCGTTTTTTATCACTGCTGTCTATATGAGAAGCCACTGGCAGTCTTAATACGCTGAACCTGTTGAGCAACCTTCACTTTTGTATCTGTAATAGAATCCATGGAATTAGTAACTAGAGGTGTAATTCTATTATTATATACCAGTTGATCGAGTGACGGTCTAACAGGCTGAAACGTCTGTGCACGTATCTCTGCTTGAAATGGTTTATATGCCTTGGGCTCAAATAGGGGATTTCTTGAGTTTCTGTCCAAGCGAGATAGATAATTATTATTAAGGGCACCTGCTCTATTTGCAGAAGCTGTCTGAATTGCTATACGTTGTGGAGTTACAGTGTTGTGTGCAGTTCTACTTAGAAGAAATGCTCTGTTTTTTGCAGAATCAGCTACTTGTCGCGCCCTCTCAGTAGCAGCATTGACTGCCCATGCAGAAGATTGGGAATGAGTTACATCAGCAATAACAGTAGAACTTAGTGCGATATTTAATAATTCTAAGACAGAGGATGCCTCTGAATATAGTTCATGAGAGCTAGATACCTCCTCGGTTATCTTTGCCAATATTCCATTCACTGTATTTGATGCTCTTAATGTGATTGCCACCGCTGAATATGCAGATGAATTTGAAGTAACCTTGGTTACAGATGCCATAGCAGTATTTATTATGTTTAGTGAATTGGCTGCAATGATAGCAATTGTTGAATCTGGCGTAGTATTTGCTAAGAACTGTAATCTTAAGTATTTAAGAGCCTCTGATACAGACCTGGCATTTACAGCAGATATATCCGCATGTAAGGCAATACTTCTTACCTTGTTACCTACAGCAATTGCATCTGTATATATTTGCGTTGGAGAAAGTGGATATTCACTTGGAAAAGATAAGGAAGCACCATAATATCGCATAGTTGAAGCTGACTGTATTAGAAAGTTGATAGTTTCATCTGAGTCATGCATGCGACGATCATTTATTCTAGCAACTCCATCTAAGCTAGTAGCAAGGGTAGCTGCAGATGATACTGATGATATAATAGTTGAAGAGGTATTCTGCCTTGCTGATATTGCCTGAATAAATGCGTTGAGTGATGTGATGGCGGAATTTGTTACATTTATTGCATTGGTCAAGGGAACATCTGGAACATACTGCGTAACAAGAAGCTCCTTACCTGCTATATAATAAAGAGGATCTGCTAGATTTTTTATTACCGCCTTTACTAGGTTGTTAAACGCAAGGGCCACAGCTAAATTATTAGTAACTGTTCTAGATTTAACAATCGCATTTCCTAAAATACCCTGGGTCTTTTGTAAGAACTGTAGAGCATTTGATTGAGCTAGAGCTATATCATTACGCGCACTGTATTCTACATTACCAACCATGGTAGACATGGAAGAAAGGCTCACAATATCGATTGGATTTATATCAGGCGTTGACATTCCAACTGAGTTAATATTTCGTTCCTTCTTAACTACATCCACTACTAAGGTAGCTGCATCTACAGATAAATTCGCGCTATAGGATGCATCACAGCAAAGTTTATAAATAGCGTTAGCACGTGTATATATATCATTTGCATCATCAGATAAGTCTTGATTTACATAATTTACCCTGGAAGACGCATTAGTATATTCTATTGCAGCAAGCTGGGTTTCTAAGGATTCTGCTGCTATAGTAGCAGTTCTTTCCTTCTGAATATTATATGAGGCATACGCAGAATCCTGTTGAGAATTAATATCAACTTGTGCAGCAGTATAACGAAGCTGGGCATTAATTAATAACTGTTGATCATTGTATGATCTTCCTAAGGCCGCCATAAGGCCTGTTGGATAACTACCCGCTATATCAAGCGATACTCTGCTGCCAACTTGGTTTCCTCCGAATACAGTGCTCATCTATTCTATGCTTATAAATTATAAGGCTAGAATATATTTATAAAGAGTTATGTGTCGGAAGTGAAATATATGTCCTTATTGATACGAGCCATCTCTACTGCCTTCTTATGAACGGCCTCCTCAACTAAAATACGCGCTCTTAATTTATATTCATTAAATTCATCAATAAGTTCTTGATGATTATTTCCCAGGGTAATTATATTTAATAGATTTACTGATAATGTAGAGATTAATGAGGGATCTATCTCATTGTGTTCTAGTGTTTTACATTGAACTAAGTTTACCCTTGTAGTATTCTTATATACCTTTGGATGAATAGGCTCATAGCTTTCAAGTAACACTTTCTTCCTAGAAAGAGCCCTAGAAACACTTTCATTAAATATTTCAGAAGTATAATTTACTTTTACCTCAATAACTTGAACTGGCTCAGGTGCTACGTAAATAGGTATATGTCTGTCGGGTTCAACTTGCTTAATCGGTTCAAGTTGCTTAACCGGTACAACTGTATTAATTACTTTATTTACAGAATTATCGGTATGTATATGGTTAATCATATGGATGGCCCTCTTTTCAGCAGCCTGAATTATTAACTTATTTACAGGAGGTTTAGTGACTACTGGTGTACGTGAATTAACTATGGGTACATTTGAATTTTTTAACTGTTGCATAGAAGCCATCATCATTACAGATGCTCGGGATGCGACTGCGGATGCATTTTTAGATGCAGACATGCGAGATGCGTGTGCACTTAATTTAGCCCCTCTATTTGTATATGTTCCATCTGAAAATGTAGGGACTGGTGGACGTTCCTCGTATTCATTATAGTCGTCACTCATTCTATTACTAGATAGATTAATAGGCAAACATCATTCCCGCACGACCACCATAGACACGCAAGATATTATAGGTCTCTGCATAAACATAGACAGTGTAACGGTCAACTAAGTCGTCCGTTATATTACCTGTCTTACCATGGAATCCCATGGTCAAATTAAGACGTTGTATCTTATCTAGATTTGCCTCACCCATAGGCATTGAAAAGGGTGTATGACCATTCTGTAATCCTAGAGGAACGTTGTAGAAATATCGATTGACCCATGGAGCCTTTCTTTGCTCCATAGATGGAATTAGAGATCTGAATAGGGCTACGTTTTCTGTGCTGTAACGTGTTAGTGTCTCAGAATAACTTAGTGCCAACCATCTGATAGGCTCTGAATTACGCGTCGAGAAGCCAGGTTTCAAGGCTTTAGGAAGACGCTCATCTAAGCCCTGAGCATCTGGCCACCAGGGTGCCTGTAACTGACCATCTGTAAGGTCTCGTGTGCACAAGAAGCGTGCGTTATACCCTGGTCCCTCGTATTTCTGACAAAAGAAAAAGAGGTCCCTTGTGGGATTAGGAATTATAAGGGGTATTCTAGCATAATTATTATTCTGAGTATCAACTGGGTCATATATATAATGCTGAACAACCGGGACCTGTATATCTGCTATACGAAATCTGTTAGCCTCTGGCTTATCCAAGTATACGTATTCTACCATGAGGTAGGCATCTGTCATCGAGTATTCCGTGGGCATTGAGACAGAGGATTTCTTAACCTTCTGCCCAGGAGCCCTGACTGGCTCTAGACCAGGAACTACAGAGCCATTTGGATCTGCATTATAGAAGGGTGAGCCTGCCATGGGCCATAAAGATCCTCCTTGAGCATTTGTTTGAACCACATTTCCTGAAACATCTACAGTCCTTGACTGTGTATAGAATAGACCAGCAATCGTATTGAAGTCTAATGTAATACGTGTCTCATCTATATTAAGTGCGTCTATAGGTAAAAAGCACCCTGGGTCACCCCTTGAAAACCAGAAGGGCAAGTTCACCACGACCTGCTCGGAAGTGCTTCTTGTGCCAAAAGAAGTATCTGTGAAGCCATTATCTTTTCTTAAGATTTGACGACCTGTTTCTAATGTCTTTTCTAGAGGTGTCTGAAATTCATCAATGACTTCCATAAGTTGACCAGGGATTGTGTCTGAAAGAACACCTCCAATATGTAATTGAGCTTGATTGATTAAGTTATGTCCTAGGGAATTCGTCCAACCAAAGTGTGGTCCTACAAACCCTGGTTGAGACTGTGCTAAGAGCTGAGGTGTCTGAATATCTGGCATCTGAACAACCAAAAAAACTCTAGATATAAGCTCACCCTGAACAGGCAAGCGGGCAATAGCTATCTTTCCAAAATCAGGCTTTGTTGCGAAATCTATTCTTACCCAGTTCGTCCCGTAGCGCCCTGCCTTGACGAAGACATTCAATAAAGAACCTATGCTGGGCTGACCCTTTGGGGGCTGTAACCGTTCATCTTGCATTCCTGTTGATACTATCTTCAGTAGACTGGCTACCATCTATTCCTCTTTTGTCATTTTGTTTATGTAATATTTGGCGTGTTGCTTGCACACATGGTCAGATGTGGCGTCTTTTAGAATAGCTGAACGTGAACAGCTCTTACCTTCCTGTGTAAGAGCTGTACAGATATATGCCATGCTATGGCCCTTTCGAACCTTATTCTTCATCCATGCCTCTGATGACTGGTCGAAGAACTCCTTAGTAAACTCCTCGATGCCAGGCATTTTTACCAGTTAAAAAATGTATACCTTATCAATTTTAATCAATGAATACCTTATTACAGATGCCATTGCCAAAGCGAACCCATTGAAACGCATAGACAAAGACGTGAACCTCCCATTCTGTGTCTGAACTGCCCCCTGGAGGCTTAACATTCAGAGTTAGACGCAAGGTGCTCAAACGACTTGCGTTAATTGTTCCCGTGGGATCATGTTGACCAGGATGTCTTGCGAAGGAGTAACCATAGATGAAGGCGTCGTAGGATGTCTTACCAGCTCTATGAGCTCTTGAAATATGAGAGCGAAACCATGCTTCATCCTGGCTTATAATATCTTGACCATTTGCCTGTATCTTCGCAGAGACTAGAAGAGGCTCTAATGGAGCAAAGGTAGGGTGATAATCCTTTTCTAGCGTTGCACTGTAATTTGTCCAGTCATTATTCAAGGTAACTGCCGCCTTACGTCTTAATATCCAGACAATTTCTTCTACAGGCTGGTTTGCTTCCAAGGGTAACTGAACGGTAATAAGGTCATTACCTGACTTATTTACAACATATTTCAATGGTTCTGTAAAGTCAAACTGCTGTATCTCTCTGAAGGGTCTCTCAAATGGTTCTCTGAGAAGCATCTCGCGATAAGGACCATCAACAAAGACGCCCTGAGTTAGAAGTTGAATATTTTTTAACATTGGTTCCTCTTCAGATGAATGGATTGCCTTAATTCTATTCATTGTTATGCGATTATCTAGCATCTTGAATTCCTTTCTCAAGGGGGTATCAAGACAATCAGCACGATTTCCAGATAAGATACGAACAATCTGGTCAAATCTTTTTAAGGTCACACGAATTCTCATAGTTCCAGCACGACAAGCTATCAAGGGAAAGGTGGCAGTTATCTTTTCTCTGAGCATAGAGAATGTTAGGGGAACTGTTACCCAGCCATCTTCCGTAAAAAAAGCCCTCTTTCCATCTGATGCTTTCAAGTCATCTATTGACTTCAATCCTATAGTATCTGCTAAGCCATATTGTGTATTTAAGTCAGGGAATAAAACAGAAGTAACATGAATAGAATCACCCGTTACTCTTTCTAATACTTGGTCATCGACTTCCAGTGTAGCCTCTTCTAAGACGGCTGTACCAAGGGAATTACAGTATGTCCAGAGCTCCTCTGGTTTAATTGGGCTTATGTTATTCCTTCTCAAGTCTTCTCTGATAGCACCAGTAAACCAGTCACCGAGCTGTAATTGAATAAAAAGACCACTTATCAAATCTCCAGAATTCATATCTCCTAATTCAAAGCTAAAGGTCTGGCCAAATGTAGCCGGCCCTCTAAAAGTAAACTCGCGCATAACGGTTGACATAGGAACTGTCCGTAGTGTTTCATCCCTGGTAAATCGTGTTACTACCGCATCTAATGGAAAAATAGTGTTATCCTGAACATCTCTTGACACTAAGTCTATAAGAGTTGTAGCAGGGCCTCTTGGCTGTTTTGTTCCATATCCATTTTTTTGATTAATATCCATCTATCTACTTAGTGCCTGTGCTTCCAAACCCGCCCTCGCCACGCACCGTCTCAGGAAGCGCGTCAACATAGGCTACCTCCTTAATATAGCCAAGACCAGGAGCAATGACTTGGAACAGACGAGTGCCCTTCTCAATGCTAGTAACCTTAGAACCCACTGAGAGTACAGGGGCCATAAGCTGACCACGGTAAGAGCGGTCAATAATACCACGACTGTTTGCCATGATGAACCCAGTCTTGTAAATGGAAGAACGGGGCTCAAGAGTGAAATGGCTATCCTCCACCAACTCAATCCCATCATCCATAGGGGTAAACTGAACCATGCGAGCCTTCACGCCCAGAGGAAGTAGAGTAGCCACTGTAGCTGGGGGAGTATCAGTAACGACCTTCAGGTCGTAGCCAGCATTGTCCTGAGAAAGCTTCTCAACTGTGCCAACCTCAGGATAAAACGGGGCGCCCTGCTCAGTCACTAGAAGCTCAAGACGATAATACTGTGCCATTGTGCTTAAACATAGCTAGGCACGGGGGTCAATTTTATCGCATAAAATTGACATTATGCCAGGGCGTAAACTCGTATCACAATGACGAGCTTTTCAGACGTTGCTAGTTCACTCACTCTGCCACCGTGGTGTATGCGGAAAAACCATAGCGCTAAGGACCAACTAAAAGATGATCTAGCGGTCTTCACTGTAACCTTTGGCCTCTACATCTTATCATATGTCTGGGGCTTCCATTCTCTATGCGTCCTCTCAATGGCGGTAATGAATATGATTACTTTCCAGGCCGGCATTAGTTTCCACGAGTATTACTGTAAGCCTATTCACCTGAACCAGTTCGATGAGCTAGATGTTTCTACAAATTCTGAGAGTTCTGAGGCAAATGAGAACCCACTAGAAGAACTTTCTCTCAAGCAGAGGGAGCAGGGAGCCTCTGTTTCACGTGTTATGACTGAGGAGCAGGAGGAAAAGCTATATCAGCAACTGCGCGAGGTTGTAGAGGAGACCAATCTACGAAACCGTAAGAGGCGTAGTATGAATACTGCTCGCACGCCTTCTTCAACTACACTATATGAGGAGGGTGAGATTTCATCATACCCACCCATTCCGCAGTCAGATGCCGATGATGACAATGATGAGTATAAGGATATGCCACCCCTGGTGTCACAGGATGAGCAGAATAACAATCTCCACCCAATCTATCAGGTTGATTCGAGGTGGGCAAATATTCCTAACTTCTCTCAAACCCATTATCTCCATAATTACATGGATGATGTTGATTAATTGCCAAAGGCTTAATTGCCAAAGGCTTAATTGCCAAATAATAAAACACCCCTATCTGCTTCAATAGAATAAATACCCCAACCAATAGAAATAACTCTCATACATACTCTTTTTTGACCCTGGCTTGTAGGAAGAGTATCGGTAATATCCATCCATAGAGTAGGCTTATCTGCATTACTCATATTGACAGCTCCAGATGGTCTGCGTTGTTCTGGCGCATTATTACCATATTGAGGACCAATTGTAAATGATATCAGAGAAATAGGAAGGCCAGGCATTTTTTCAGCCTTTGTAAAGGGTGAAATATGTTGCCAGTGAAGTGGGTCTCTCTTCTTTTCACGTTCCTTTGCAGCAATTAAGAGTTCAAGTAAATTATAGTATTCCCCATTTCCCTTAGGGTTCTTCAAGTTCCACAACTGATTACGCTCGACGCAATACTCAGATTGAAACATAATTAAGATTGATTCGGCTGGATGTCTACCGTCTATTCTCTTGGTTACGTAGGATGTTCCCCCGTTTCCTACTGCGATATAGTCAGATGGATCTAGGCTCAATTTATTCTCAAAGGGTCTCAAGAAGGGTATTTCAAACTTATGTTGTTTCAATAGAGCCTGCAAATCCTGTCTGACATAACGCTGTGTTGTCTCCAAGGTAATCAAGGGCCTTCCAATAAGTTCTCGTTGAATAGGGGTAAAGGGTGTCTGAACACCGTTTCTATCCGTGACCTTCAAGTCAGAACGTGTCCAAGGGGTTGGCTTTATTGAGCCTGAGGAACACTCAACTAAATCTTCTAGTTTTCTCAACTTGCAGCGAATTCTGAATTTTTGACCGGGGAGACAAACGAAAGGAAACCCTCCCTCATCAGGATGAGCACATCCTATGAGTGGTAATCTAAGCGTCATCTTCTTAGGTGTAGCGTTCCTTTGTATCTCTAAAGGACTTCCATCGTGGCACCCAAATTCCTTTAGAACAAGTGCTTCCTGAGCCAAGGAACTCTGTAAATGGAACCAACTGTATAAGAAGTCTCCAGTGAATTCCTGTAACAAAAGCTGGTCCTGGTAAAACTGTATCTGTTCAAATAAGAAAGCACCTATTCCTTGTGTGTAACCATATGTGTGCCCCTGGGCATCTGAGATTATATTTGAACCATTTTTTGGTGCTATGGTTAAAGGGAGCCAGGTGGGTAATTCGACAACAAGAGAGGCATTAATCATTATATCTCCAAAGACTTCCATCTCCCATTCTATCGAACGACCAAAGTCAATCATATTGAGAGGCTGAGTTTGTCTCGTTTCGTCAATTGTAGCAGGCCATGTCTGAATATTGTAGGAGAATGGAACATGTGCTGATTTATCTGAACTCATAAAGTAAACGTCCTTTTTACCTCTCGCCACAAGTTCTAATAAAGAACCTTCTGCCGAGGTGTTTGGCCTATCCATCTATTATGCTATGGGGACTTTACTTAAATCTCTTCACGCGTCTAGTCTTTCTAAGTCTTCTTGAATGACCCCTTGTCTTTCTCTTTTTCTTATAAGACCCCCCTTTAGCAGGTTCATCACCATTTATAATTTTAATCATAAAGTCAGCATCTTTTCTGAGGCGTTCCTTCTTATCATCGGTTTCTGCGCGTTCAATCATTGGCGCTATGACCCTTTCCACCTCTTCAACTGCTCCACTCTTGTCTATTCCAGGGATATTTAGAAGCCATCTTACCGTATCACCATTAAAACGCCCAGCTGCAAGTTGTAGAATAGTCTTTCCATCCTCATCCCTCTTATTAACATCAACACCCCTTGCTAACATCTTTTCCATCATAGGTCTAATATCCGCTAGAACATAACCCTTGAACATATGAAATCCCTGGTCACCACGCATGATATCATTAGGAGCCCTATTAACATTCTGAACACGACTAACAAGTGAATTACGTCTTCTTTTTTCAATACGTGTATTTTCTGGAGAATATTTCGCAAGGTCTCTACATGAAAAATTATAATGTATACCAGGGAACATCTTAAATGACCAAGATTGTGTAAAGGCATATTTATCCATTGTAGTCTTTAGAGCTCTATATGTTATAGGGCCGTTCGTATAATCTAATTCATCCTTCACCATCTGAAGCGTAGGAAATAATGAGCCTCCTAGTAATTTCTCGAGGTCTTCATCTGTTATATTATTACAATCAATTGTTTTCAAGATCTTTTTTTCATTAAATTTTTTACCTGGGATAGTATCATCTACAAAGACGTGATTATCATCTAAACTAAGAATGCCTGATTTTCCTATTTCACAGACTTTCTTATTCCATGCCATAAATGGGTAATGAATACAATCCATATAGGTTCTATCTCCATGCTCTTCTGCCTCAGGATAATGAATATGAAAGGAACGGCCAAAATGCGCCATAAGGTCATACTTATAACGAATAGGGTCTCTTAGTTTATCACGAATACCAGCAGGTTTATCTTCAAAGGCAAAGAGCAGTTTTCCCCAGCTAGTGGATAAGATACCACATTCCTCGATTGTGACATATACACACCCTGGAGGAACCGGCTGTTCAAATAGTAAATCTTCAGCATGCCCCTCCTTCGCGTAGACGGTTGGTGGATTTGATAGTTGTAATGGTTCTATAAGATTGGCATTATTTGGTTCATAGGGTTCTAAATGTTGCTTTAAGACAATCTTTTCACCCTCGTTCAATGTTTCAACTCTATATTTAATATCAGTTTCATCCTCTATACGTTCTATAATCATAACAAGGTGGCGAGTATCATCTGAATTATACTCAGGCCTTTCATAAGAGCCTCCACCAATTGCGTTTAGATTAACTGAATTATCATTATTTGAGTTTGAATTTTCATTTATATCACGCTCACCTGGTGTGTTATCTACCATGATAGTGCCTTTCTCAATAAGAATATTAGAGATACGTCTTACGCCATCCTTATTCCTGATGTCACCTCTTATATCATACTTTCTACCGAGTGGTGTATCTGTAATAACAAGCTCTGTAATACTCTCAGGGAGTATATCGAGTTTCTCAATCTTTGTTCTCGATAATACAAGACTAATGAGCCCATCTGGAAAGGTTCCTGTAACCCTTACTATAGGGTTTCCTGTTAAATCGAGAAACATAAGGGTTCGTGGTAATAAATCGGCATTTAGTTCTGTTATGTCATTGTCTTGTAAAAAAATACCAGTGGCCTTTGACCAATTAGGAGTATTTAACGGTAATTCAGTAAGGCCCTTGTTTTGTATATCAATATTTATCTCTGTATCGGTGTCGGAGTTCGACATTCTATTTGTCTACACCAAATAAAATTGACATATATAAACTCCTATAGTCTGTAAATGGCTACAATTGTATTCAATACAACTATCGAACGAAAGATTGAGAATGTTTCATTTGATACTCTTCCAGTAGAAGTGTTACATGAGTTATTCAAAGATGGTCGCATATTCTCTCATTTCATGGAGAGAATTCTTGCTAAAGATTACGGATTAACACATGTGCCTGGATGTAAGGGTTATGATATTGTAGACCCAGTAAATCCAGATATAAAATATGAACAAAAGAGCTTTACAGGGAACGGGTGTAAGTTCATGCCATCGAATATGATTGGCCAGGGTCGTCACTTTGATAAGGAAGTCTTTGATGAGAAATCAAAACATCTAATCTATGTTATTGTGAGTAATCTACACTTTCCAACCCTCAAGATCCGCTTCATAAAAGGACCTGAATTGGCTGCAAAGTATCCCAATGGTGAAATTAAGTTAAAGGATCACGATAACTTCTTCACTGACTAATAATTCTATTCAAGACATCATTTGCCTCTGATTTAGAAAGACTGCGTGGCCCAACTGTATTTGAAGGGAATACATGCTTATTCACTGCATCTATAATTTTTTGTGTATTTGCCAGGTGGGGGGTATCAAGTTTCAGAAAGTAATGGGATTGAACACTGAATTCCCCTGAACCTCTTAAGAAACATGTACCAGCCTTTCCTCCAACTCGTCTAAAGGCAATGTGATACTCTTCAGACGCCTTAACATACTTGAACCCAATTTCCTTTACTGCCTCAGATGTAAGTCTATCTTCAGACTGCTTTTCCCAAATCTGAAAGATACATGGAACATCATAAGCTACCTTATTGACCTCAAAGGAATCCTTGGGTAACTCTTTTTCTAAAATACAATGGAATTTCGTAGGAAACGCTCTAGACATAGATGGTTTAACGAAAGACTTTGGCAAGATAAATGCTATGATGGTAGCGTATTTGGCCGCATGTTGGATGAATGCCTTTGCTAGAGACCCCTGTTTACCAAAGGGCGGATTACCAAAGAAGACTTTTTTCATTTGTGATGTAGATTCCCATGTTAAGAAATCACCCTTCAATACTCCATCCATCTTAGGATCCAAGTCGATGCCAACATGCTGAATTCCATTTGGCAAGGCTTTAAGAAAGGAACCATTTCCTGCGGATGGTTCAACCCATTGATATTCAGATGAAGATGGGAATTTAGCAATAATACAGTCAACACAATCCTTTGCAACAGTGAGCTTCGTATAATACTGGTCTTTTGTATTCGTGCGAAATTTGCCTGTATCTTGTTCCATACTGAATATTCCTCTATTCTAATATTCAACTTTATAAGTAGGTACGGTATACATCGTACCGGATACTATAAAAAATGAAACCATAATGTCTCTCTGGAAAGGTACATGCGCCTCATTATTGTAGAATCGCCAGCGAAATGTTCTAAGATACAAGGGTTCTTAGGGCCTGGAAACAAGGTGATAGCATCTATGGGTCACATTCGTGGCCTAGTGCCTGATTTAGATTCAGTGGGTATTCAGAAGAACTTCGAGCCAACCTATGAATTCTCAAAGGAGAAAGTCAAGGCAATCGCTAATCTGAGAGCCTGTGCTAAGGAGGCCGATACGATTGTATTGTGCGCCGATGATGACCGTGAAGGAGAAGCCATTGCTTACAGTGTGGCTGTGCTTCTAAAACTCAATCCTCTTACAAATCCCAGGGCAGCCTTCAGAGAAATCACAAAGGATGCCGTCTGTAACGCTATTATGCGTCCTCGCACAATCGACATGAACAGAGTGAACTCACAACAAGCTAGAGCTATGCTTGATATGATGGTTGGCTTTACGATTTCGCCTTTGCTGTGGAAACACATTGGCGGTGGAACTGCATTATCTGCCGGTCGTTGTCAGACACCTGCTCTACGCCTTGTCTGTGAGAGAGAACAAGGCATCGAGGCATTCAAGTCAGAATCGTCTTGGGTTCTATCGGGTTCCTTTGTAGTGAAAGGACAGATTACAGGCAAGAACTCAATGTGGCCTGCTACAATGCTAGAGGAACTAGGTGATTCGGAATCTGCCTTGAATTACATGGAAAACCATTCGACAGAGCCATCTGGTAAGGTTCGTTCTGCTCTAACGAAGCCCTGGACCGAATCACCTCCTCAAGCACTTATGACTAGCACTCTACAGCAACAAACTAGTAACTTGTATTCGTGTAATCCCAAGAGGACCATGCAAATCGCACAGAAACTGTATGAGGCTGGGCATATCACATACATGAGAACTGACCAGACATCTATGAGTGAGGAGGCTGTCTTACAAGCCAAAAAGACAGTAGAGGCTAGATGGGGTAAACAGTATTTAGGGGAACTCAAGACGCAAGTAAAGGTTCAAGCGAAGAAAGCCGCATCAGCTTCAGGTCAACCCGCAGCACAAGAGGCACACGAGGCCATTCGACCAACCCACTTTGAGAATTCCAACTTACCTGAGGCAGAAGACTGGTCACCCGTTGACAAGAAGATTTACCACCTCATTTGGCTCAGAGCAATCCAGTCTATCATGGCTCAAGCAAAGGGGGAGGGACGCAATGTAGTATTTGACCTAGATGGTGACGACAACGAATTCCCATGGGAAGCCAAGTGGAAGAGAACCTTGTTCCAAGGGTGGAAGATAGCAGATGAGAAAGATGCCCAAATCAAGGCTGCTGAGGATAAGGATGAAGAGGATATTGCTGAGAGTGCGGATATATCATGGAAACTCGCTGAGGGTATCAAGGAAGGTCAAGGGGTTTCGTGGAAGACCTTGAATGCGAAGCCCAAGGAATCCAAGCCCCAGGGGCGTTATACAGAGGCTACCTTGGTGCGTGACCTAGAGAAAAGAGGTATTGGCAGACCGTCAACATTCGCATCTCTAATTGCCACTATTGTAGATAAGGCTTATGTAGAAATCAAGGATATACCTGCGTCAGTTCAGAATTCCAAAACATATACGCTGAGCTCGTTGAACCAATGGCCTCCTACGGAGGAAGTCTTTCAACTGAAGAAGGGAGGTGAGAAAGCTCGTATTATGCCAACCCCTCTAGGCACCAGTATTCTAGATTTCACTGTAAAGAACTTCCCAGACCTCTTTGCGTTTGAGTTTACTGCGTCAATGGAGGGTAGACTAGACAAGATTGCCGAGGGTGGTGAGCCTTGGAAGAAGGTTCTAGAAGATACCTGGAAGTCTTATAAGGACCGATATGAAGGCCTGAAAGGGTCTAAATCAAGTGCACAAGGAACAATGGCTAATTCAAGGAGAAAGGAATTTAGTGACGGACTTGTAGCAGTAATGAGTGGAAAGGGTCCTCTACTGTTAAGAGAAGACCCAGGTGGTAATAAGGATAAGACTGTATTCTATGGATGGCCTCTAGGGAAACAGTTACAAAGCCTAACTGAAGAGGAGGCGAAGGCTTTCGTAGAAAATATTGGGAAACAAAGGGCTGGATCTGAACTCGGTGAATTCAATGGACATCCTATAGTAAAAAAGAAGGGGCCTTATGGTCATTACGCAGAGTGCAATGGGGTTCGAGTGAATTGCACTGAGGAGAATACGGTGGAAGAAATCATAGCGAAACTAGAAGCAAAGGGTCAGGAAACTCCAGCGAGGACATTAGGTCCCTTTCAAATTAGAACAGGGCAATATGGTCCCTATCTAATGAAAACTGATACCCCTAAGGGTAAGAAGCCAGTCTGTGTATCTATTCCTAAGGGAACAGATGTAGAGAACTTAACGGCACAACAGGCAGGGGAAATCTTCGAGGAAGGCGCAAAGGCCAAGGCAAAAGGGGGCTTCAGGAAATTTAAGAAGAATTGATAAAATTGAACAAAAAACCTAGTATACTATAGCATCAAAGATGTTCCGTATCGCATGGAAATCAAAGGTGAGCGGTAGCTCGGGGCATGGAGAGTATTGTTTGACTGAGGAACGCGCAAAGGAGGAGGTAAAGGGAATGAATAAGGATTTCCCTCTATCAACTTTCTGGTATGAGGCTGAAAAGCCACCTCCTCTCAACCTGAAGGGTCATCGGTGCTCCTATGGCGACCTCACCTTCATTGCGTCTAAGTCGCCCGAGGCTTCGCCTTGCTAGTCTTAGGCTTCTTAACCTTTACAACACCTCCTGCAGCTATAATGGCTGCCTCTTTTTGCTCCTTGAGCTTCTTACGCTTATGGCACCAAGCCCAGAAATCCTTGGTGCCATAATCAGGCATAGGCCCAATGTCACCCTCTTGAATAGGGAGTGCCTTTACCTTCTGTCGAGCCGCATTAATGGCGAGCTCAGTAGTCCATTCATCATCGCCACGAAAGACACATTCCATATTCGCCTTGGTCTCGGCACAACGTTCCCAGAACTCATCGAATTCCTTTTTTTCTTGAATAAGTTCTTCTTGATACCACTTAACATGCTCTTCGGTAATGGGCACATTATTAAGAAGGCAGTACTCCCGAATTGTCTCAAAGGCCTCCATCGCCTTGGTTACATAGACACCTGGAGCAGGGGGTGGAGGGATTGCTACTTGTTTCTTGAGTTTGATGACGGTCTTCTTCTTGGCTTGAACAGGCTCTTGGATAGGCACAGCTACGGGCACAGGCACAGGCGTAGCAACAGGCAAAGGTTTTCCTAGTTTAATGACAATTCTCTTCTTAATTGCCACAGGTGCCACGGGTGCCACGGGTGCTACCGGTAAAACTTCTTGAACAGGGTCAGGCTTCTTGAGCTTGATTACAATTCGTGGCATGTTGGTGCCTAGTAATCTAAGCTAGGCAATGTCAATTTTATTCAATGGCCTAAACTTAGTTTACTCTTCTTTAATAGATGGATAGCCTTAGTCAATCAATCAGGACACTAGAATCAATGCTTCTACCTAACATAAGCCAGCAAGAGGATAAGCAACTTCGCGCAGAAATAGCTGACCTGAAGGAACAACGTAAAAAAATAGAGGCCGTTGCAGCAGAGGCCAGGTCAGGTGTTTCTTTTTATGGTTCTTACTTTACGACCAGTCAATAACAATGTAAGACTGGTCAAGAGCGCGGTCTACAAAGGGTAGGACCGCATCATCCAGCTTCGCGACATCATACATCTTCCCATCCTTTGCCTGACAGAGCAAGGTATGAGAAACTGTGCAGTCAGGAAACAAGTTACGGAGGCCAGCCAGAATATCAGACATATTCTTGATATGAAAGGGGTCTGGGCCTCCCTGAGAATAAGGATGTTGAAAGGGAGTGCTACCATACCTATGAAGTGCCATATCCTCATGTTGCTTCTTTCGCGCGTGATAGTCAACCTTAGATTGAATACGCTGCGGAATCGAATAAGATGCCATTTGTGTAGAAGGGATCTCGTGATTGTAAGAAGTATCAGCGGTCTTCTCTGCCACCTGAATGGCCTGAGTATAAATCTCATCCACAATCTTCTTAATCTGTGTCTGACGTAGAAGGTCCTCTTTCTGTACCTTCAGTTCCTGCATCATAAGGCGGGACATAGGAGTAGGGTGAGACATTGTTGTACTTAACAAACTAGGCTGAGCCACTTCAATTTTACTTGATATATTACAGTATCTCAAGTAAAAAAAGACAGAGACCAATTCAATAATATGATGGATTGCTGTGTGGTCTCTTAACAGATTATTACAGATGTTGCTGTGTGAACCCTATGTTTATCCAGGGTCCTACTTCTCGTAACCAGGTTCCAGTAATTATTGGGGGGTGTTGCTGTGTGGTGCCTTTTCCTGAAGTATCCCTTGGGGATTATCAGGAATTCATGAACTAGGGGGCCTATTCCTAATTCTCAGGCACCAGAACTTACAGGAAGCAATTATTACATTCAACAAGAATATGGTATTGCTGTGCGCTTCCTTAAGCGATCCAAATAGCAAGTTATAAGGCGATCAACTCTCATAACCAGTTCCAGGGGACAACTACATATAATAGGTGTTGCTGTGGGTCCCCTTGTTGATCATTATTAAAGAACATGAGGTCGATCACTTCTCATATTCCCATACAGGGAGCAAGTTACTTTATAATAAGTATTGTTGCTGTGTGCTCCCTTAATCCACCACACTCACTAACCAGGCAGGTAGGCGAGTCAATTTTTTCGGGCCACCTTAGCTGTAAGCTAGAGGCCTGATTACTTCTTACTCAGAAGGCTTTAGGTGAACCTCCTTTACAAAGTATTGGATCTTGTAGTCACAGAAGTTAGCAACTAGGGTTCCACGAGGCTCATTCGCCTTCTTAAGACAGTAGTCATCTTCCATCTTACCCATATAATACTCAGGGTCTACAGACTGCCACTGAGGATTTTCCTTGCGAAACTCTATATTCATGTCTCGAATCTTGTGAACGACATGGCCAAGGGCTTCCTCAAATGAAGTGCATAAGACATCCCACACATAGTTCTTAGTATCGTGGATAATATAATAAGGCATTTTGATACGAAAAAAGTGTTTTCTTTGGTTTTCAATTTTTTATTTGGCTTCTATGAGACTAGGGGTTCGCTGCGTAGTAGGCACGGACCTTCTGACGCACAAGGTCGTAGCGCACGTCCTCCAACTGGATCCGAAGCGCCTCCTGAGGCGTCATCTCCACGACACCCTTCGTCTGGAGAACCTTGAATAGGCTCGGTGACCAGCCAGAGAGCATGGCTACGCCAGGAGTGTTCGCAGTAGCGTGGAAGTCGTGGCATGTCGCCGCAATGTTCCAGATGACGATGGTCGGCATCTTCCAGCCCTGGCCCTCGCCCCACATGTCCTCACCAGCACGCTTGAAGGCCTCGCGGATCATCTCCACGTGCGTCTGCCATCCCGCAGTCTTGACCACATTACGGTAGAGGTTGCCCGTGTAGTGGCTCTGCTGAGAAGAACAACAGGCCTGGTCCCACGCCATGTCCGTGAGGACGATGAGGTTCTCAGGCTCCTGGCCAGGCTTGACCCGCTTCGCCTTGCACTGAGCGAGGACGAGGTCCATGGCCTTCTGGAAGTCCGTGGAAGTGCCCTGGCTCATGGAGTGGGGGTCAAAGGACTTCAGCTTGGCCATGAGGTCAGTGGTCTCAGGGAGCGTGTGCATCCGAGGCGTGGAGTCAAAGGTCAGAAAGGTGTTCTTGAACTCCTCCGTAGTGACCTCCGAAATCAAGAGGCCCATCGCCATGCTCACCCAGTAGGGCGTGTCGCCATTTGAGCCAGAAGAGGTCATGGACCCGCTGAAGTCACACATGGCCAGAGAGCGACCCAGGCCTCCACCCTCCTTAGCCTTCTCGACCATGGCATCCCAGACACCACGAAGGTGGTTGCGCTCTGCCTCGTCAGCAGTCTCGTCCTGGTCACACTCATCCTCTGAGTCACCGTCACGGTGATAGGCGCGAGCGTTGTCCGCATCCCTCTCCGCCTGGTGGACAAGCTGTAGAGCCTTCTTAACGACCTCGTGAGGGAAGAGGGTGTCGGCACCCTTGGCCTTGACCTCACCCTTGGCCGTCTTGGCAAAGTGCTCCTGGAAGTGCTCACGACACGCCATGCGCACAGGGTCCGTAGGGTGGCGCAGAACACCCTTAGGCGCACGCTCACCCTTCTTGGTGGTTCCCTTCTCGTTCAAGAAGGCCTTCACATACTTCTTGGCGGCGCGCCCAGGAACAGAGCCAGGCACAATCTCCTCCCAGTCCTTGGCGCACATCTGAACCTCAACAGTCTGGAGGAACTTGTTTACCGCCGAGACACGCTTTCTATAGAGCTTCATGCGGGTCCCGTGGAGCATGGAGCCTGGCACAAGCTTACAGGCCATCTCAACGACGCCATGCTGACCCTCACGAGGAAGCCACTTGGCCAGAAGCGAGACCTTGGGCTTCTGAGGCTTCTCCTCGCCACCCCAGCCGGCCACCTCGTTGGCCTGGGCGGCCGTGTAGGAAGCGATAGCAGCCTCGTCCTTGGCGAACTGCTCGGCAACAATGTTCCTGACACGAATGTAGCAGTCCATGGGAAGCTTGAAGAGGTCCTGCCAGCAGCCGTATTCGGGCACGAGGTCGAGGAGGTCAAGCGTAACCGCGCGGGTCTTGGGGTCCTTGAGGAGAGCCTCGAACATGTGCTTCGAGGCATCGCGCTCACCCTTGCCACCACGGATGTCGCGGGTCTGGAAGGCGAGAACGATGAGTTGCTCGATTGCCTCTGGCTCGCCTTCAGAAAGCTCAGTGATACGCTTCACTGCGACATCCACCGTGACAGGTGAAATGCCACGTGTAAGGAGTGCACTCAGTGCCACCATCTTCTCATCCACACCGTTGAACGCGTTTGCGGAGTAGACATCAGAGCCCTTTGCGCCAATCATTGTTGCTGCCATCTGGTATACTAGTAAAAAAGGGGGCGTTGTATTCAATTTTTGCCACACCAATTATTTGTCTTTTATTTTTCTTTTGGTTCTTAGATTTTACACTTAAGGCTACGCATACGCTGCGGCAAGATCCTTCTGATCAGCCGTGCGGAGCCAGGCGCGAACCTGAGGCTCGGAGCAACGGAGCTGCTTGGCCGTGTAGGAGACCCAGCGCGTCGTAGCATGGGAGCGACGCTCAGCAATAGGGAGGGAAGGATACTCATCCGTCACCTCTGAAACGAACGCATGATACCAGTTCGTCCACTCGGTCCAGAACTGCTTCTGCGTAGGGCCAGACGTGGTAGAGTTAGAGGAGCGCGTAGCCGTCTGGGAAGGCGCAGGCGTAGCCACAGCACTCTGTGAGAGGCTGTAACGGGTAAACGACAGCGGGCCACGGAGGGAAAGGAGGGCCTGGGCGGCGGCGGAAACAGATGCTGACTTCTGACCACGAGTGTAAACCATTTGGTGTATGATTTACTGGTGGGCGTGGCAGCAATCAATTTTTGAAGCTGCACCAGCAGTAGGTTCAACCGGTTCATTCCCATTATCCACCAATTGAATCCACCAGATATCTCCCTTAGAACAAGTGACCCGAATTAATCTTTCACCCTTTTGGATTTCAGATTGAACACCGTTAAGCAGACGTCTACACGCCTCACTTTCATCAGAGGGAATACATTGGCTATATGCCTCTCGCAGTGTCTCATACAGATACCAGGTAGCAGTAAGGCCCCTTTCATCCTCGGTATGACGAACAACTCTATAGAAGACCATTGTGATACAAAAAATTAAAGGAATTAAAGTATCAATTTTACTGACTAATAGATACAGATGAATGGCTATCCTCATCGCTTGAATCATAGTCGAAACCAAACATGTCAACTGCCTGGTTCCATGTAATCCTTTTCATAAGATATGGCTCTGCCTGATGAAGTGCGTTTGCGGTATTCTGTTCAAGATAATGTAGAAGATTTCCTACACCGTTAATCCTGCGAACAGACTTACAGTTCAAGTGAATGATGTCCTCCTGCTCATCCTCAGGAACATCATCCTGCTTGATTACGTAGAAGATACGAGTGGCATCAGGAGTAGCCTGTGTCTTAAGAACAAAGTAGACCATTGTGTTAACTAGAAATGAGTTTTGTAAACGGTCAATTTTATCGAGGTACCAAGTAAAATTGACCAGTAACCTAGCAGTACCCCTGGTACAGATACAGAATGGAAATGACAGATATTCAACTTATCCAGTCTGTAATGAAAATGGAAGAGCTTGTTTCAGCCCTCGCGCAAGATGTAAGTCGTCTTAGTAGCGATATGATGAAGAACCAGGATACAGAAATGCCGACAAACGTATTTATCCCGTCATCTGAGGAAGAGTGTGAACAGGTGATGCGCTCCCTCTTCAATCTTCAGAGGAGTGGTATTACGAACATGATGGCAGGAGACGATTATATCCAGCGGCGCTTTGGCTTTACGAAGGCAAAGTCACAGGATTATCTGTTCTACTACATCGACAATTACGCTGAGCTAGAGGAGCGATATTCTAAGCCCAGAGGCGATAGCGTTGATACATCAAGTGTGTCTACTACTGGAACTAAGAAGCGCAAGGGCCCCAAGCCTTACGCTGAGATGACACCTGAGGAGCTTGCTGAGGCAAAGGCGAAGGCGCAAGCCCGTGCAAAGGCAAAGACTGAGAAAGTAGAAGAGGTTGTGGTAACAACTGAGGTGCCCGTTGGTCGTAAGCGAACGGTTATTCGGCTAAAAAAGACGGTGGAACCAGGCCAAGAGGTTCAGGAGCCAAAGCCTAAGGGTGTTCTAATCTGGAATGCCTTCATGAACACTGTGAAGCTCGAGATGATGCAGGGTACCAATGGAGAGGAGCCCTCTTACAATGAGGTTATGAAGAAGGCCCAGGAGCTGAAGGAGTCAGACCCTGTTTCCTATAAGCTGTTTACTGACAACTGGGCTAACTAAGTTCAGTTAGAAGAGAGGTAGCCTTCCTATAATGCTCGCTATTCTGAAATTGTGCCGAATACCATCCTGGATTTAGGGCAGCTCTTAGAGCAATTGGGTTTCGTGATTCAACTGCTGAAGATAGCTGTGTAAAGGCGCCTTCTACCAATGCCTGGTCATGCTTCTCAAGAGAGAGTTGTTGTTCTAATCTTTTTTTAATACTGTTAAGTAACTGAGAACAATGTGGCGAATCTTCTAGAGAAACAATTTCCGTTAGAATATCTAGTTGAGACTGAATATCTTGACCGAGGTGATTCATAAGTTCCGTTTCTATCTTAAAACATTCATCTGAATATTCATTCCTAGATGACTTCAAGCTAAGAAAGTTTTCTAAGATAGGTCCGATATTCGCCCGTGAGCCACCAGCACACATGGAACGATGGTATGGAATTAGTCTCATATTCCTCCACGAATTCCAGAAGTTAGTAGAACCCTCACGTCTAGAATTCTCTTGCTCCCTCATAATTCGCCAGCCCTCATAGTCTTGTGAAATTGTCTGAAGAGTAGTGAGGGTCAGACTAAAGCTATTCCCGCTATGATTGTCTGAATTCATTGATGCAAATATGGCCTTAGGAATAGTATCGTAATCTCCAAGGGTTCGGTGACTATCTTCTAATAAAGACCCACGTTCTACATATAACCACGCATCAACCATGTCTGAACAGGCCATATTCACACCATTTATGGCATTCTGAACACATGTTCTCTCTTGAATATCGGAGATACATGAGATATCATAGGAACGATGAAACATGCTATGAAAAAAATTCTGTATAAATGTAAGTCAATTTTTCTACTTCTTGTTCTTATTTCTCTTGCGCCCGTTTACAACGAGGGTCCAACCCGCGCTGTTTCCATCCCAAATCTCAGGTCCGCTCGTTCCCTGAGGCTTTGTCTCGAGGGGTTGCTGAGGGGCCTTCGTTGTCTGCTTCTTCACAGGTGACTTCTTGTTGTCCATACGTTTCTATTATTCAGCCATTTTGTCAATTTTTATAGCTTGTAGCTTCGCTTGTAGCCTTGCTTAGCCATGGCGCCTCAGTGTATCCAAATACTGGTGTCTACGAATAGTATCCTCCAGCCTCTGAATAGACTGTCCAAGAAGCACTGCAGCATTATACTGGTGTGGCATGAATATCTTTGTGTAAGTAATCGGATTTGTATTAAGAAACTCCTCAGGGGTCATCTGAGCCCTCTTTGCAAGGAGTTCAATTGCCTTTCCATGTGTAATACGACCCTCAATCTGAATATGGTCACCCTTAACAAGGGCCTTCACGAAATTAACGGGCCTTGGAGAAGGCCATAGTTCATGTCTATAATCAGATGAATAACGCTTGTATCCAGTAGTAGAGATGGTTTCCACATTATCAACAGGATTAGAAGGGGGCTCTGACTTTTCTGGTGTAACCATACAGCATTGCTCGGGTGGATCGAGGCAATACTGCTGACTGGCGAGTGTAGGAACTGCGTCATCAGAACTAGGAATATCTTCGGTAGGAGGAAGTTCAGTAGATACATCAAGATATTCTGAAATGTCAGCGTCTGATTGATTATAGGTACGATCGAAGATATAGCCGAAACCAAGAGAGGCGAAGATAAATGCAGTAACATATGCATATGTAGCAAGATTATCCAGCATTGAGTATACCTTATACACTCAAGGCGCGATAAGTCAATTTTTACCTGATGCGAAAAATACAAAAAAATACCGATTGCGGGGCTTGAACCCGCGGCCTTGTGGTTAAAAGCCACACGCTCTACCAACTGAGCTAAACCGGTATGGTGCTCATAAGAGCTAATTACCCTAGGTGGGGATCGAACCCACAATCTTCAGCTTAGAAGGCTGACGCGTTATCCATTGCGCTACTAGGGCGGATAAACATTAACAGTGATAGCAGGACTTGAACCTGCGCAGGAGAACCTAACAGATTTCTAGTCTGTCGCCTTAACCGCTCGGCCATATCACTTCGCACCTATCATACGTGCCCGCCGGCGAGTCAATTTTTGGGGCGCCCGATTTTTTATCTCAAGCCACGGTGCTAGGAAGTTGTGTAACCGTCTCGGGCTCGTGCTCCTCAGGGTTCATGATTATCTTCTCCCAACGCGAAATTCCTGTCTTGCGCCAGAGGCCTGAAACACTGCCAATCCCCGCCTGGACCTTGTGCCAGCGCCAGAACACTTGGATTTTTGCCGATGCCATGTGCTTCACCTGGGTGCGCGAGAGGCCGATGGTAGCCTTGAGAAACTTCTGACGACTAAGGACCTTCACGAGCTGTGCCTTGTTCTCCTCAATCATGCGTCGCCCATAATCAGCATTCTCCTTATTTGCCATGAGCTCGTGGAACAGAAGGCGGTCCTGGTAGCCACGCCAGCAAGCCTTAATCAAATTGGCAGCGTAGAGCTGGACCTCCTCAATTGGGTTGATGAGTTTGTATCGGCGGAAGCGCTCGCGAGCACGCTCCTGTGCAGCCATCTCGTCGAGTGTGAGCTCCTCATCGTCATCAGCTTCCCAGGTCTCGTCATCATCATCTTCGATAGGCTCAGGCATCTTCTCGAACTCGTTTGCCTGATGCCTACAGATTGGGCAGTTCGCATGCATACCCTGAATGTTCTGCTTGTCAAACCAGGTGGTCAAGCAAGAGAAGTGAAAGGGGTGGGAGCAGGAAAGCTCAACCTTACCCGTAGAAGAGTTGATCTCGTTGTAGCAGATAGAGCACTCCATTTTGTATGCTTCTTGTGGTGCCTATTTTCAATAGGGTGGCTGTTTCAATTTTATACAAGGCAAACATGTAGCAGATACCTCTTGAACCTCTATAAGTTTCTTAAATATCTTAATCTGCTGAAGTTCGTTAAGGATTTCACTAGGTGGTATCAGAATGTCCTGTTTGAATCGTTCAAGACAATTCTCCATATAGTTACAGGAATCATCGTGTTTAACATTGGCTACCTTGTAGAGGCGTTCGTATTCTCTGTAAATATACTCTTTAAAAATAAAAAGAACTTCATCGAGATCGTCGTAATCTTGTATATTAACAAGATGTGCGTAGACACCTATTAGAATTCGAAATGATGCAACTTCAAGCTGTTCGTCTAATAACTTTATACCATTTCCTCTTATAACACGCCTCATATTCTATTTTACGAACGCGCCTTTAATTCCTCCTTATACAAGGCCATCCACTCTTTAGGGGCATTGTTCATATAGGTTATAAGATCATCTATAGAAATAGACGATTTCATAGAATTCCATCTCTCTCTATCACAAAAGTGACATAAGCCTAAGTAGAGTTTCACTGGATCCTGTTGGTCCTCCTTAAAACAGGGATAACAAATTTGCTCTATGCTGCAATACTTATAGAGGGCAGCCATTTGTTCCATGCTATTTTAGGTGAACCTCGCAGTGTCAATTTTTGTTAGAAGAATGGTTTATCTTTATTTTTATCTAGTTGCTTTCCATGTCGAATAACATCATCAACCATCCTAGCCCGCCTAGTGTCTTCCTTTTCCGCATAACGAACCATAGTATATGCTGGTCCTAAATGACCCTTTGGTGTTATCCTAGGAGGCCTTGTCAACTTACAGAGTTCTTCATAAGACATATCAGGCAAGGATGGAGGGTCTTCCTTTGGCTCCTCCTCAACAGACAATGGCTTGTTTATATAGGATTGAATTAAGATACAGCTTCGCTCAATATCATCCATGTCTATCAAGGGGTTCTTTTCTTTACAGTCTTTAATGCGCTGACACAGTTCATCAAAGAGTGTTCCTAGAATGTCGTCCATTTGCCGATGCTATAAAAAAGATGGAACCATCTATTTCATTTTTTAGAGTTCTACGCGCAATCAGAGCAGACGGGTTGACCAGTGCCCTCGAATTCTGGCATGAGTTCGTTACAGTGATAACAATGCTCCTCAATCTTAGAGCCAATGTTCTGAACAGCCTCCCTGAGCACATCAATGTCGACGTTTGCCCAGTCATCAAGAGCATGTGCGAAGTCGTTAATTACCTTGTCTTTGTAGTAAGCGGGGATACCCATGACAGAACGTCCCACGTAGAGAAAGAGGTCCTTAATGGATGCGCTGAAGTGAAGTCCCAGTCGCTCCTTAAGAAGAAGACAGGCAACCTTCTTATTCCAGTGGTGAACAGGTGAATTGACCTTAGACTGGAGCATATACTCGTCGAGTTGCTCGTCAAGAAGCTTCTTCAAGTTATACTCTGCTAGCCTCAGCTCCTCCAAAATCTGGTGAAAGAGCTGTGACCAATAATACTTATCCCCCTTATCATACTGAAGGCCAATGGGTTCCTTCTGCTCATGCTCCTCCATCTCGACCTTCAACTCGTAGTAGGCCTGGGTTGCGAAATCAAGTTGAGACATGGTATTAGTACTGGAAAAAGGTGGGCTGGCGTATGTCAATTTTTTTAAGCATGCGCCTTCGCGCGGAGGCGCTTACGCATAGCCTTCTTCTCAAGAAAGGCCTGGAGGCCCGCTTCCTTTTCCGCAATCTTCTCTGGGCTCAGAACCTTCTTGACCTTCGGATCCTTCGCCTTCGCCTGGGCCTTGCGCCCCTCAACAAAGTCAGAGAACTTGTTCTTGTTCGCCTTCATAGTGTGCTCACGGTTGTTCATTTTGGTAATAGCCATTAGTATGACACTGGAAATCAATTTTTTACAGCAACGACTTCAGAGTAGAAGCTACAGACTGGATAATAGCAGGAGGTACTGCGTTACCAACCTGTGTAACCTGGTCCTTCTTAGACCCAGTAAGAATAAAATTCGCTGGGAACCCCTGGACCTGCTTGAGTTCATCTGGATGTAGTGTGCGACAGTAAGCCAGACCACTTGGCTTTCTAAGACCAACTAGAAGTCTGGGCTGGTGGTCGTAGGTACAGATAATCGTCTTACAAGGTCGGTTTACATCTACAATTTCAGAGTGAATAGGGCTCACTCGCTTCGAACAACTCAAGAGGTCCTGGTTTGACTTGAGGACGACATAGGGATGAGCAGTTCCAGTGGGTTCTGTTGCCTCGTCAACACGTAGAGCAAAATCTGAGAAATCGTCAGGGACAAAGGCCTCTGGAATTAGATGTGCTCCCTCCATAGAATTTGAGACAAAGGTAGCCAAGGTAGTTCTAGGAAGTCTCTGGCCATGGGCTGCCACGGAAGCCCAGAAAGTCTCAGGGACAATAGGCTTTGCGTTGGTGCGCCAAGTATCCCAGCCAACCAAGATAACGCGCTTTCTCTTCTGGGGGACACCAAAATCTGTAGCCTCCACCTGCTGGTAATACATCTGATATCCTGCGTCTCTGAACTCCTGGCAAATGACGTCTAAGACAAGAGGATCTGTCTCGTTAGGACCTGTCTTCATCGTCTGAATTCCAGTGACGTTTTCGCCAATAACGAACTGGGGTCTAACAGCCTTGGCCACACGAAGGAACTGTCTGAACATCTGATTTCTGGGGTCGGCCGCGTCTTTCTTACCCGCCTTTGAGAACCCCTGACAAGGAAAGCCAGCAAAGACAATCTGAACCTTCCCCTTATACGGAGTGAATGAAGTATCAGGAACCTTAGTAATATCTGAATTTGTACCATCCTTCAAGAGAACTGATTCGGGGAAATTGGCAAGATGAGTATCTATGGCAAACTTCTTGAATTCATTGAACGCCACGACCTTGAAACCAGCCTGCTCAAGTCCAAGAGTATCTCCACCGCATCCTGAGAATAGGGAAATCGCTTGTAAAGGCTGGGACATTCTATACACCGGGTGCAGTATAAAGTGCAGTCAAATTTTGGACCATCTTAAAAAAAGAGATTTTTCGACACGCCTGTCTTTTACTTGTATTTACTGGACCATGATATTCAGGTTCTGAACAGCCTGACCCCCATTCTTCCAGTGGAACTTGCACTCAATAGGGACATCCTTTGTCTCGCCATTTCTAGAGAGGGTTAGTGTGTAATGGAATGTCATTCCGCCATGTGGCTTCTCCTTGGCAGATACATATCGAAGAGATGTAACCTTGAGGCCATCAATGTAGTTTACCGCATTCTTCGAAACACAGATCCACGCATCCTTCTCCTCAATGATCTCCTTGATCACTTCCATGAATAGGTCGTGATTTAGAGTATGCGTGGTAAACCACGCAACCTCAAAGGAAAGCCATTTCTTGTGAAGGGCACTTTGAAGCTCATTGTTACTGCGGAGGGCATTGATGAATGTTACAGCAGCCGTTTCCTGCTTACCCTTCATGCCAATTGTTGACATGGCCTTAGAGTAACCATCGAAAGTAATACCTTGTGTTCCAGGGATACTAACTGAGAAGGGTTTGATGATCTTGTCAAACCACTCACGAAGCATTGGTGTGCCACATTCCCCAATAAATCTCTGAACAAGCTTTGACTTAATCTGCCCCTGAAGAAACTGAACAGTATCAAGCCAAGGCTTCCACTTGATGATATCGAGGGATGTATGGTTCTTATTTGTCACCTTAAGTTCCTGACGAAGAGTTAGAATTGCGGAAAGGACTGTTTGTAGATCATGGTGCTTACCCATTCCACCAATACGCTTAGATGAACCTGCGCTAGGATACTTCTTCTTGAAATCTTCAGCAAACTTGCGAAGGACATCGGGAGTGCATGGAAAGAGTGCAAGTTGCTCAGGTGTGGCATTACCGTTTAAGAGGGAGGCCATCGCATTCTCACGGGCAGTAGTAGTCTTCGTGCTACGAGTGTCCATCGTGACTAGGTCAGAGGACATTTGGTGTGCTAAATATGCCAGGGGGCGTGTAATCAATTTTATTTATAAAATTTTTTATTTAAGTAAAAAATTTTATAAGTGAAAAGAGTATTCTATATTAATTAACGACGGCGACCACAGAGGCAGGTCCAGCAGTCTGCGAAGTCATTATCCTCCTCTGCCTCCTCTTCATCAACTGGCTCAAGAGGCTTCTCAGCCTCATCATCGTCATCCTCATCAGCCTCGTCCTCCTCTTCCTCCTCCTCTTCCTCTTCATCCTCTTCCTCATCCTCATCCTCCTCATCGGCATCTTCCTCTTCTTCCTCAGATACCTCAAGGTTATTCTGAATTTCCTCGGCTACCTCAGCCGCAGCAGATGCCTTCTCGGCCCTCCTTGCGATTCTCTGAGCAAGTAGCCCCTTCATATTCTCACTCTCCTCAAGAATGTTGCGAACTCTCCTTGAAATCTGACTCATTCTATCTAAGAACTCGACGTCCATTTCTATACTAGTACTTGAAAACATATAGCATTCAACTTTTTCGGCAAGTCAGTTACCTCGATAGCCGGGTTAATCCGTAGAAGGAGGCGAAGCAGGGAGTGGCGGGAAAGTAGAGATAGCATCGAATGGGTCTACTAGACCCATCTCGCAAGCATCATAGTAAAGACACCCCCCACGGTCCATGTGGGCCAACTGATTTGGCTGGTCCTCCTTACAGCCCCAACACAAGACATCATTCTTCTGCCCCTCAATGGGTTCATCAAGCTCAGCTCCTAGCATCTCTTCCCACTGGACAACTGTTAGAACTGTCTTGGGTGAATCTGCGTCAGTTGCTGAGGTTAGTGTTTTTGGTGGTTGTTGCCACATCGCATGGAAACTGCTGTAACATGTCTCACACCTCTTCTTTTGGAGGGTACTAGGGGTAGGCTCAAGGGTCTTCAGCCACTCCTTACGAGCCTTCCACAACTTAGAAGCCTTTCTGCGAGCCTGAGCGTATTTCAGGGTGGGCCAGACATGCCAGACTGACTTCAGATAAGTGGCAAAGTCAGACGCATCCTGGTTTTGAATAAAGAGTTTCTCGTGCTCTGTGAGTGCCATGGTGATACTTTGAGTACGGCGCAGTAAAAAATCAACTTTTACTGTTTCATTAGTAGTATTAATAGAAGAGTTCCTCTGCTGAGGGCCCGATATAACCAGTTTTACGACTAACGTGAACAGCACGACGGGTTGCTTCTAGACCAGCGAGCTTTGCGAAATAATTATCATTCTTACTACCCATCTTACGATTAATAGAAGAAGAAAGAACAATGTAGTTAGAGTAATGATCCGCACCACCGTTGGCCTTGGAAATAATATGGCATACGTGTTGATCTTTAAAGAGTGGAAAGCCTGTGTAGTCCCTAAGTGCCCTGAATTCTGATGTAGTCATATACATAACAGGATCACGGTAGTTCATGTATCTATCAATAATCTTATTTCCCATCTTGAGTGTATACATAAAAAAGACTGTATAACAGTCAATTTTTATTTTTTATACCATCGTATCTAGGGTTTAATAGTCATAAACCTCTCCACCCTGGGGTAGCGCCTCACGCCAGGAGGCCTCACTGTCAAAGGTGCGCTTCGTCAGATAGCGCTTCCCCGTCTTATTATCGTAGTAGCAATCACCACCCCCCTCTGTAATAGCCTTAACCTGGCAGATACCGTCCTTAGTGACAATGGCTACGCGGTAGGTCTCATCATCCTCACTGGAGACCCACTTCAGCTTGGTGCCAATTGAGCGCTTAGGGTAAATGGGCTTGCGCTTAGCCTCAAGCTCTGCCGAACGCCGACCAACCTCGGCCCAGATATCGTTCACCTGTAGCTCGTTCAGGGGAATAAGGGGAGGGAGGTCGTCGAACTCCTCCTCAGCCTCCTGGTTAGGAGCAAGTGGAATATAGTCCTGTTGCTCGGTGCCCTCAGCTAGGATTAGCCAGTCAGCCAGCCACATCTGCTCCCAATGGTCGTGTCCCCAGACCTTGGTCACAAGGGAATTGCCCTGGGTCAGAACCGTGCAGCACTCCGTGCCATTGTTGTAAGAAAGCTTGGTGCCAGGAGTGTAAGTGCTCATTCTGCGTGTGTATCGAAAAAAGGTGGGTCAAGCCCGTTCAATTTTTTTTAGTTTGTTATTCGTCTAAGAAGCCTTCCTTCTCAAAAGAGGTGCGAGAGGTCAATGTAGAGCCGGTTCCACTCAACCATCAGATGGACCTTCTCGTCGCCGAAGAACTGCTCGAAGGTGCAGCAGACGATCTTCGGCTTCACGGAATAGATAGCCATGCCATGCGCCTTGATCTCAATCTGCTTGCCGGTGCTGGGCGAGCTCAGCACAAAGACGCCCCCAGGAAAGCGCTCCTGAAGCTCCTCAAGCTGGCCTGATTCCCACGTGGCCTTCAGCGGCTTCATGATGAGTGCCTTCAGAGCCTTGTCCGTGATGGGGGCCGAGGTGATCACTATCTTCCCCATGAGATAGGGTAGAGTCGCATCCCAGGCGAGGTAGTCGGCAAAGGAGAGCTGCTTCAGAGGCTTCCCCTTGCGCCAAGGAGCATTGTTGTCAAACTCCCAGCAAAGGGAGCAGTGACAGTTCTCGTGGACCTCAACTACACCGTCTGTAACCGACTTCACCTGGAGAATGCCGTCCTTGGTCTGAATGGCTACGCGGTATGTGTTGGGGTTCTGCTTGTCCGTCCACTTGTACTTGGTGCCGATGGGGTCCCGTAGCTTCAAGAGTGCGAGAGCCAGATCCTCCTCGCGCTTGAGGTCAGCCTGGAGGTCATAGAGCGCCTGCCACGCGTCAGCGCGTTGCTCCTCTGCCTCCTTTTCAGCCTCTAGGTACTGGTACTCGACTTCGTTACAGCGCATGTCAGCCTTGTCGAGGGTCTCCTTGGCCTCGGCAATCTTCATCTGGATCGCGTCAATCTTGGACATCTTCTGCGGGGGGTACTAAAAAATAGAGTTTAGCCAACTTCAATTTTACTTTACAAGGGTTACTCTGGGAGATAGAGATTGCGTATCGTGTCACTGTGTTCCTTCCAGTAGTCAGCACGCTTATCAGGAGGCGCCGCATTACAAGTTTCCTGGATGCTCTTCTTAGAAACCATTGCTAGCTCCGCGACATCTCGGAAAAGACAGTAGGCCTCGTGCTCTTCCTTTGCCTTGATAGCCGACAAGAACTCTCGAGAAGCAACCTTGAACCGTTGAGACTCCACATCATTGTAAACACCGTCGTCACGAAAGTTACAGAAGGTTCGCCTCTTGTCCTCAAGATCCATCGTAAGCCAAAGGGAACTGTCGCTTCGTTCCTTCACGCTGAGATAGTTTTTTGGTTGCTTGGTCTGAATGTCAATGACGCGCTGAGTAATCTCAATCTCAGTAGAATACATGTTCACCAAGGGAAGGTCTTTGGCCTTTGTAGCGTCTTTGAGTTTATTCATGAAGAAGTCAATGCGATTCTGGTCATAGACGGTGTTCTTGTCATGGATGATGCTGTTGACTGACATCTTTCTTGTTGGTTGGGTGCTAAAAAAATAGTGCATCCTACTTCAATTTTTGAGTTTACCAGTGGCGGCGCAGAGCCTCGCGTTGGATGTCGCGCATCTCGTCGCCGTGGTCGCCGCCGCACTCGGAGTCCATGGCGCCACAGAAGGTGCACTCGCGGTCCTCGTCGTCGTGGTCGTCGTTCTCGTGATAATGGAGCTTCTCGGCATCCTCGATGGCCTTGCGAAGCGCAAGAGACTCCTCCTTGTTCTGGAGCCAGGTGAACACGGGGCGGCCGACATCCTCAGGCTGCGCGTAGAGGTAGTAGATGAAGCCGTCATCTGCGGGAGGACCCTTTATCTGCGGGGCCAGCGTGCGGCCCTGGAACTCATCCTTTTGAGCCGCGCAGACTGAGAGGTTGTGTTCGCCGAAGGTGTGCTTCTCCTGCTTCATGGCGCCCGTGGCGTCAGAGCGGAAGAGCGTGATCTCGTAACCGATGCCGTCGAAAGAGACAATTGGCGAGGACATCTTGGTTTGCTGGTTGTTTTCTAGGGGGGTGCTAAAAAAGATGTGGATGTTATTTTCAATTTTTTCCAGCTTACTCAGAGAGCATGCTAGAGACCTGCTGTATGCTAAGTCCAGACTCCTTGAACCTCTGCTTCAAGAGTGCCATGACCATCGACTGGCGCTTGGCCTCAATGGTCTCAGTGGAGATGCCAAAGGTATCCTTAATGTAAGAGGCTGAATTGTAGACAGGAATACCATTGGCCTCTAGGAAGTTGTATTTGGACATCTTACCGTCGGCAGCGTCATACTCGTCCTTGAGAACCGCATAGACAACTGAGAAGCCAGGGTAGGCGAGCTCAATGGCCTTCTTGTAACTCGAATACTCAGAGAGAAGCGAGTCAGCACTCTCTGTGTTGTTGAAGGACTTGCCCTTGGAGTTGAAGGCGAAGATCTTCTTGCTTGGGTCGTCCTTGCAGAAGATATCGACCTTGTGGGTCTTGCGGGCACCCTTTGCAGCCTGAAGATTGAGGGTAATCGGCTTGCCATGAGAGACCTCTGTGAAGCGACCGGTGTCTCGGATCACCTGAAAGAGCAAGTCCTCCCAGATGTTCCCCTCACATATCTTGGTTCCGTGAACGACGCGACCGAGGAGCTGAAGTTCTGTGTAAGACATTCTTAGCAGGTTGTTATACTAAAAAAATAGTATAGTTGGTCACCTTCAATTTTTGGGTTTTAGTTGAAGAAGTGCGTGACGTCCTTCTTGATGTTGTGGGCGGTGCCGGTTGTCAGTTCAATCTTGAACGGGCGGGGGAAGCCGCAGCAGGGGTAGGACTTGCCGTCATCTGCGAAGTAGTAGATGACTGGCTCTCGGTCAAAGTTGGCGTCATCGACCTCGACCTTGTAGTAAAGGCCCCGTGTGGCGTCTGTCACGTGAAAGAGCCCGAAACGGAAGCGCACAGAGAGCTCCTTAAGCTTGAGCGCGTCCGTGTTGGCTTCTGGCGAGAGCGGCTTGCTCAGCTTTGCCTCCACGTCCTTCAGGGGGTTCAGGTCGAGGTAGAGGGCGCGCGCCTCTGCCGAGGAGAAGGTCATCTTGGAGAACGTGCGCATCTTGTTTGACTTGGGTTGCTTGTCTCGTGGTGCTGAGAGAGAGGTGAGCTGATTGACTCAATTTTTGCGTATTTGACGACCCTCTGGGTCCAGACACTACAAGAGGGGTGTGCTCTCATTGTTTCACCCTTAAGGACCCAGCCGTCCTCCTGATGCTTCTTAATGAGGTCAACCAGCGACTTCTCTGGCGTTGAGAAAGGCGTGGGGAGCTCTCCAATCAGAACCTTCCAGCCTATTACCTTGGACATCTTTGTAACCGTTTTAGTTAGCAGTGAGCAGTCAAGTTTACACAAAAAAATAAGAGGCCATCCCCCCCTCCTAATTTCCAGACGACCGCTTGACTGGACCGAGTAGCTTGAGATGCCCAAGATGCTTCCTGTTAAGGAGTGCATGGCCTCTGATTTTAACGCGTCACCACTACATGAGTGAGAGTGGCGCCTACTAAGTGTCTCTGCTAAGTCGTCGTATACCCTTGGGTTGCTAGCCCGTGACGTATGCCCCTACCGCGCATATGTCGCTCATCTCCTCCGGAATGCCCAGACCCTCTCATCAAGGTCAGACCCACCTAGACTTACGTCCAAGTGCTGATTCACCCCTCACGCGGTTGAGACGTCGCGCCAACAGAGAACAGTGCTCTGCCGGTCAGATCAGGTTATCCACTGTCACAATGACTAGGAATGTCTGTCCTGGGCTCGTCAAGCTTGGCCAGAGGATGCCTCCCCTAACTCCGAATGACATATCGCCCTAATAGCTCAGATGAGAGAAGTTAAGAACCCCTCTCATCTGGTTTGTATATAGTGTGGCCCCGCCCCTCCTACGCGGGAACCTGTCGCTACCTTGAGTAGCGTCCTTATCCGTAACCCTGGCGCCCCAGCTTCGCACTGACCATACCAGACGGGCACCGGTTCAATTTTTCCAAGTCGACTAGATGAGAACCAGAGTGACAGGTTGCTCTGGCGCATTCTGGTTCTAGTCTTGGAACCATGTAACCGTTGGCTTCTCGCGCTCCAATAACAGGGACCGTACATGAAAAAGAGTAGCGCTTACCTCGCTTGCTCTTTTCCGTCTTTTATTGGTTTTAGGGGTTTTATCTTTTATTTGGTTTTGGTGTTTTTAGATCTCGGGCTCGTCAGCGAGCGTGGCGGGGCTGGAGTCAATCTTGCCGTTGGCGAGCAGGATGCCGGCGTAGGCGCCCTTGGAGCCGTCGGCATTCTTGGCCCAGAGCCAGTTGCCCTCGTTCCAGACGCCGTCACCGTCCTCGTCGAGGTGGCCGATGCGCAGGTAGTCCACCTTCTTGGGGCTGGTCCACGTGATGAGCGCGTCGGCGCTGGCGTCGACGGAGACGACGCTCTCGGCCTCCTCAGCCTCCTGCTCGTCGGCGACAGAGACCTCCTCCTCCTCGACAGCCTCGTCGTCGACCTCGGCAGGCTCGGCCACGGGCGCAACGGGCGCCGACTTGGCGGCCTTCGTGGCAGCGCGCTTGGCGGCGGCGGCCTTCTTGGCCTCCTCCGTCATGGGCTTGCGCCCCTTCTTGGGCTTGGCCTCAGACGCCTCGCTGGCGACGGCACTCTCGGCCACGGACGCGTCGTCGGCCACCGACGCGGCGCGCGAGCTCTTAGGGTGCTCGAGCTCGAACTTGGCCTTGAAGGCCTCCCACTCCGCCTGGTGGTCACGCTTCCACTGGGCGGCGAAGGGGATGTGCGCGCCGGCCACCGCCTCCTTCGCGTCCATGAGGTCACCGACGGCCTTCTTGCCACTCTTGACCTTGCCCTGCTCGGCCGTGTAAACGAGCTTGCCGGCCTCAGCGTCGGCCACGCGCTTGGCCACGTAGGCCTTGAACTCCGCCGAGTTCTTGTCGTGCTCTGCGAGCACCTTGGCAGTGTAGGCGCCGTGCGCCGTAGGCTGGCCCGCGTTAGCGCGGGGCTTCTTGTCGGCCTTCTCGGCCGACTTCTTGGACGTCTTGGACAGGGCAGCGACGGCCTCCTGGCCCAGGTGGGCGCCGAGGAGGGCGTGGATGCGGGCGAGCTCGGCGCGAGAAATCTGAATCATGTCAGTCATTTCGTGTGTAGGCTTGTCGTGTGTAGTCGTGTGTCGTGGGGTGCTGGCCAAACCAGGCCCCCTCCGATTCAATTTTTTCGAGCCTCTGGACCCCCCCCAAAAAATCAATTTCAGAGGGCTACTCTAGCAAATTGAGTGGGCCAGAGGGCCCTACCAGAGCACTCAATTTTGGCCCAAAATTGACCCTTTTCAATTCAATTTCGAGAGGAAATTGAATACCACCCAGTCAATTTCAAGAGGAAATTGATTCGCTCTAGAATCAATTTTCGGCCGAAATTGAGGCCTCTTGGGGCCTCTAGAAATTGAATTGACGCTCTGGGCCCAAAAATTGAATTCAGAGGCCAAAAAGGCCGAAAAAATTGAATCCAGACGGGCCTGGGGTGGAAGGCACCCCCCACACGCTATACACGACACATAGCAACCAACACGACTTTCCACGACTTTCAAGACAATCAAGACATCATGTACATCTACGACGAGCGCATCAACACGACGTTCAAGAGCTGGGACCCGCAGACGGGTCACGAGTGGGACAACGGGCCCTGCGGGAAGTGCCACCCGCAGGCGTGCCTCGACGATTACAACGGCTACACCGTGTGGCAGTGCCGCCACGGTGACTGGTTCGTGGCGCAGGAGGAGGAGGAGGTGCCGGCGGGTGAGCACCACTTCAGCGACTGCCAGGGCAACTGTGCGGACCACCCGCTGATGACGCCCGACACAGTCGAGATGGCGCGCCGCATCCGCGCGGCAGGGCCCTCGCGCACCACGTGGGGTGACGTGATGTATGAGGAGGAGCAGGCCTTCCTCGCGGCAGAGACGCCCGCTGAGAAGGCCGCGCGCCTCGTGGCCGAGGCAGAGCACGAGCGCAAGGGCAAGCAGGAGATCGTCAAGTATCTCGTGCACCGCAAGGAGGAGAAGTGGACAAAGGGCGGCGAGATGAAGTTTCGCGTCCCGCGCCCCTGCAAGTATGCGACGCTCTACGCGGCGCGCACTTGCTCCGACTGCGGCGCGCAGGTGCCCGAGGGCCAGACGGTGTGCAAGGCGATGAAGGGCCACCGCGTCTGCGACCGCGACTTTGCGGGGTGTTGGAATCACGAGCAGACGCGCACGTGCATCTACGTCCACCCTGACGAGCCGCAGTGGGCCGACGCCTGCTCGGGCGCGCTCTGCTACGACCGCCAGGCGCAGGTCTTCCACCTGCGCGGGCAAGAGATGGCGCAGGTGAACCGCTTCGCCGCTGCGGCGCGCCAGGAGGGCGTGCGCCCGCAGAGCCGCGAGGAGCGCCCTCAGCGCCACGAGGAGCGCCCTCAGCGCCGCGAGCACAACCACTCGCGCCAGGAGGAGCGCCCGCGTCACGTTGGCGCGCGCTGTGGCGGTGGGCAGGCGCCGCGCCAGGAGCGCGAGAGTGACGGGTGGGAGCAGGCGGGCAAGCGCTCTCGCCACTAAAGGGACCAGTGGCATCTGGCGGGGCTGACGGCGTTCAGAAAACTTAAACCAATAAAAGACGGGAAAGAGCAAGCGAGGTAAGCGCTACTCTTTTTCATGTACGCATGTTGCTCTAGTTCAGAGCTAGAGTCTCAGACTCAATTTTTCAGAGGGCCTGGGAGGCGCTCGAAAAAATTGAATACAGAGCCAGCTGGTATGGTCGTCACCCTGGCTTAACAGCCATAGGGCACTCCTTGAGAAAGGAGTGAAGGGCGTGCCATGTTAGCGATAAGCGGTTGGGCATGACTGGTGTGTGCGGTATGAAGAAGGTGGGGCACACATCCTTCCAGTGTTTGAGAGCACTGGTTGCACCCGAAAGGGAACACATTATCTCACGGGCATAACAATACCGCGGACGGTTATGACGAAGTGCTGCGGGGTGGGGCAGCGCCAGAATGAACAAGAAACAAGGAGCCAGTGGCCTCTTGTTTTTTGTCTTCTGAAATTGATTTTTTGGGGGCCGGCGGCAAGAGTGAAAAAAATTGAATTGGCTAGGCCATGGGTAAGTAGCCACCGACGACCAAGCAAGCACCAAGTAACGACTAACGACACTCAAGGCAACGACATCATGGCAACGTATCAGCAGCAGCTCGACCACCTCAACCAAGTTCGCAACCAGCGCCTCGAGGACCTCAAGGTAAGTGGCCCCAACGTGTGGGTCGAAAAGGGCAAAAAAATCAGCATCACCGTGATGTCATACGGCAGGCCCAGCATGTTACCCTTCGAGCGCGGTAACACCTTCAGCATTAGGCGCACCAACAGCGAAGCGGAGCGCGCGCGCCTGATGTTCAACTACCCCAACACCCCCCCAGCTGACGACGGCTACACCTACTACATATGCTGCAACCTGAACAAGCGGTTTCAGGGTTGCATTAACGTATACGTGACCAAGGGTGACGCTGCGACCCTGACCGAAAAGTTCAAGTCACTGCCTGCGTGGGCCGTCGACAAGGTGGACATCGACGCGCCATTCGAGCGTGACTGGTAGTCAAGTTCAAGTGGGCCGGCCACTTTTTTGTTAGGCAGGGTTCATTCCCATCCCCACTCGTCAGCCGTCTTGACTAGCCCGAAGTCAGAGAGCTCCGTGCCAGAGCCAGTCTCCAAGTCATAAAGATAGAAGACCTCGTCTTGCTTGACGATGAACTGTATCTCTAGAGAGCCCTTATCCGACTGGTTGAAATTGACTACTGCGCCATAGGGTTGCTTCTTGTAGTCAAGGTAGCGGACGAGTTGCCAGTGGTGCTCAGGAGCAATGGGCTTAGAGACAGCCTTGAGCTCGAAGATGAAGGGGAGAAAGGTCAGAAGGGCTACGTCGAGGCGCTGGGAGTGACCGCCACCCACAGGGCGCCCCTTGTAGAGAATGGGCATAGTCTCCTCTGAAACGTAGCGAACATTCGCCTCCTGGAGTTCGAAGCAGAGAGCCTGCTGATAGACACCCTCTACATGACCCTTTCCGAGACCACCGCCAACCTCCTTACAGAGGTTAGCCAGTTTACTCAACTTCCTTCTGACGTCTTCCGTGAGAATGATGGGGGTGGAGGTATCCTCTTGGACGCTCTGAGGCGGTGAGACATAAGTAGGGTTCTTGCACTTGGGCTTAGTGTGACCCTCTTGTTTGCAGTTAGAACAGACCATTTGCTCTCAGTTAGTGATGTTAGTCGCCAACGGCTAGTTCAAGTCAATTTTCACCACATTGAATTGAATCAGAGTAAAATTGCTCTGATTGCTCTGGTTACTCTCAATTCAATTTTCCAGAGTTTATTTTGCGTCTGAAAAAATTGAATGCGGAGTGAGGTGGTATGGTGAGCACCCCACGACACAGCAATCAAGACACGACACACGACTTTCAAGATGCCCAAGAAGATGAACATGTCCAAGCGCGTAGCCGTCGAGAACAAGAACAAGAAGGCGCTAGCGGGCGCGATGAACGGTGCCGAGGCGATTTTCGGCAAGGTGGTGAAGGCTCTGGGCAACTGCGCGTTCCAGGTCACCATTCAGGACCCCACGTCCAAGACGCCGCGCCCCAAGACGGTCCAGGGCCTCATCCGCGGGTCATTCAAGGGCGGAGCAAAGTCCGAAACCTTCCTGGCGGCCGGCATGTTCGTCATCCTGGCGCCCGCAGAGGAGCGCGCCCTGAGCCACGAGATCGTAGCCGTCGTCAACAAGAAGAAGGACCTGAAGGCCCTCATTGACGAGGAGCTGCTGCCAGAGTGCCTGATGGAGGGTGAGCGCGGCGTCGGCGACGACCTCTTTGACTACACGGGCGTCCAGGAGGAAGACGACGGCCTGACGAAGGAGGAGCGCAAGTCGCGCGAGCGCATTCTGGCGGCACAGGCGACAAAGAGCGACGTGGTCGAGGGTGACGCGGATATCAACCTCGACGACATCTAAATAAACCAGACAAAAGACAGGACTAGAGTGCTACTCTTTTTCCAGTACGAGAATTAGTATGGAACAAGAAAAGGTAGAGAACCCTTATGAGTACCATCACAGAGTTGAGACATGTCCCTGTGGTATCTGCTGGCTCTCAAGATACCATAGCGCCACCTGGAAAAATTGAAAATAGAGTAGCCCGGTTTTTTAGGTACCGAACAAGACAATCAAGATGCTCGTTTTCAGCAAGACCGACAAGAACATCGTGATCAGCGGCAAGACATTCTACGCAAAGGAGGCGATCAAGGCACTTGGCGGAACGTGGGACCACGCCACGAGCAGCTGGACCATCTCGAGTAACATTAACTCCGAGACGCTCAAGGACCTCGAGGAGGTCGCAAAGGAGGGCGTCAAGAAAGAGAAGAATGACAAGAAGATGGCGGCCGCGTTCGCCAAGAGCCCCGAAGGTATCGCCAAGCTTGAGGAGGAGGAGCGTCTGAAAATCCTAGCATGCCTCGAGCAAAAAAAGAAGGACGGCTCCTTCCACTGGATCTGCTGTGAGAAGGTGAAGGTCATCGACTGGGGTCGCCAGCACACCTCCTGCCAGGCCTGTGCTGAGTGGAGCGGTCAGAGCTGGAACACATTCCGTGTGCGTGGCTCAATCTTCACGGGAGACTAAAGGATAGACGCATAATAAGAACAAATGGAGCAAGCTGTGGTGCTCTGTTGCTATTATAGTCTTTTTTGCTTTATCTGTTTTCGAGAGGAAGAGAAGCCAGTGAGTTCAACTGAGCCCAAGGTAACCGTTAATCCTACTAGTAAAATTGGCCCTAAAGGTGAGACGTAGAGTATACTAAGATGGACTTGCTCTTTAACTTTATAGAGCAACAGTGTACAAAATACAATATAGATACAAGTCACGGATCAAAGCATGCGTGGGGAACAGCTCTAAGAGCAATGGCAATTCTTAAGACACTTGAGAACGTATCTGAGAAAGAAGAGCGTGTAGCAATTTATTCTGCTGCGCTTCACGACACCTGTGATAGCAAGTACTGTCCTATTGAAGAGGCTAAATCTGATATTCAGAGCTTTCTTATAGGGATACAATGGAAACCAGAGGAGGTAGAAGCGGTTCTGTCAATTATAACGACCATGAGCTATTCTAAGCTGAAGAAGAACGTTATAGAGGGTGTAATCCAGTATCCAGACCATGGAGAGTGGCAACGCGCATACCATGTGGCTAGAAATGCAGACCTCTTAGAAGGTTACATAGTAGCCAGATGTGTTCTCTACAACCAACACATTCATCCATCGAAAACAGAGGACGAACATTGGGAAAGAGCTGCGCAACTCTTTAATGAACGTGTCTTTACTTATGTTTCGGAGGGCTGGATCAATTTGCCTGGGGCCCTAGCAATGGTTCCTACTCTTGAACAAGAGGCTAGGCGATGCCTTTTAGGAAGATTGATGGATTGGCCAGAGCCATTGTTGTAATTGAAAAAAATTGATTCCCAATGACCCTAGTTTGTATAGCACCCCCCCAACACTCGACAACACTACAAGCCTTCAACATGTCTGCCATCCAGATGATTATCGCGAACATCCAGAGCCTCAACGACGCAGAGCGCGCGCAGGTGCTCGGTCACTTCGCAAAGAGCACACCCCTTGCGTCGAACGCCCAGCCCAAGGAGGTGGGTGCGACGAAGGACGCCGAGAAGAAGCAGAACGCCAACAAGGGGCGCGCCACGTGCTACGCCGACTTCGCCAAGAAGGTCATGGAGGAGCAGAAGGACGCCATCGCGGCCTTCAAGCTCGCCAACCCCGAGCTCAAGGGCGCACACCTCTCCTTCGTGGGCACCTACAAGAAGGACCACGCAGAGGAGTTCACGGCCTTCGAGACGGCGTGGAAGCTCGCGCACCCCAAGGAGGAGGTGCCGAAGAACGAGGTCATGCCCGAGGTCGAGGCGCCCAAGTCCGATGCCGAGAGCGTCGACGCCAAGCCCAAGCGCGTCATGACGGACGAGCAGAAGGCCAAGATGAAGGCCGGCCGCGAGGCCGCCAAGGCCAAGAAGGCTGCCGCGCTTGACCAGACGGTGGCCAAGATTGAGGCCACCGTCGAGGCCGAGGTCCTTGCGGGCGTGGCGACCAAGGAGGCTGCGCGCGTGGCTGTCTCCATGGCAGCGGAGCTCATGGGCCACGGCGAGGTGCCTGAGGAGCAGCCTGTGCAGCAGGTGAAGAAGCGTGGCCCCAAGAAGCTCGAGGCCATGACGCCCGAGGAGCGCGCCAAGCACGACGCCAAGAAGGCTGAGCGCCAGGCAAAGAAGGCGGCGGACAAGGCTGCTGGGCGCCCCACGGTCGACACTGACGACAGCTCCGCTACAGGCTCGGATGTGAGTGCGCCGCGCTCGGCGTCGCCCAAGCAGAAGGCCGAGTAAAACAAAAAGAAAATAAAACAAAAACCCCAAAACAAGAAGAAAAACCCCTTTTTTCATAGTAAACTTGAGTAACCAACTAGGTAATTGGCTAGTAATCCACAATGTCACAACAAGATTGGGACTTCTGTATGCACGTGATTTGGTTAAACCTATTCAGATGCCTACCTCACCCCTCTAGTTACAATAGGCGCGTGTATCCGTCAAGCTAACGATAAGACACCTCAGCTTGAAATCGAAAATTGACTGGCGGGGGCGCCCTTTTTTCAAGTACCACAACACAGCCTTACAACTCTACAAATGTCTTATGAGCCTGGCACTCTGCTTTCTATCGGCGCTGGCGCAACACTTGAGCAGGTTCTTGTCCTTAGCGACGGGCGCGTAGCCACGAAGCTCTTCGCAGGCAAGCCTGTTACCCAACGCGACATCCTGAACCTCTCGGACTGGCTTATGTTGGGAGAGGGACAGAACGTTATCGTGACGCCTCCTCTGAACAAGAGCTCTACGCCGGCGCTGCCTGCTAGCCCTGCTCCTGAGCCTGCTGTAGCCGAGGTAGCTACGGTCTACCCCGCGGGCACCATGCTCCGCTGGATCAAGGATGATCAGAACAAGCGGGTGGCGATTGTCATGAAGGACAGCGTGCTTCAGGTGAAGGAGACCGTCGCTGGACAAATTACGTTAAACGAGGGCCGCTGCCAAGTGAAGCGTACTTTCTTCAAGAGCGTTGCCGACTGGAAGGCCTCTCTTCCTGAGGGTGGCACCATCTCAATCGCCACCGCGAAGCCATGGGCTCCCACGATTGAGGAGAAGGCCAAGACTCCCATTGTCGCTACGACGGATGCCGACTACATTGCCGAGCTTACCAGGCGTTACCTCGTGCGCTCTGGGCTGCATCAGCAGAATTCTATCAAGGAGAACATTGAGCGCGCGCGTAGCAGCCTGAAGCGTGAGCTTGATCGCTTCGCAGGGAACGTGAGTGTCGAGGATAACAATATCAACACGATCTTCTGTTATGCCCAGAACGTTGCTCACTATGCGAAGTGGCTCCAGGGCCAACTCCTTACTGCACGGGGCAAGACGGCTGACGAGTTGGGCGAGGTGAGCTACTACTTCAACAACCACTATAAGCAGAAGCTGTTTGCCTACAAGGGTGGTCTCAAGTATGAGATCTGCTCTAAGGCTAACATGATCGCACTTGCACCCAGTGCAGAGGGTAGCCGGTATCGCGGGAAGGCTCTGGTTGGCGAGTCGTTTGCTGACCTCGGCATCGAGATGAAGGCTAACGGCAAGCCCCGTCTGGAGGTGAGCTACTACCGTCGCCGTATCGAGCTCTAAGCACAAAGTGCTACTAACGTAAACGCGTAGCGCTACTAAATGCGTAAGCCACAAAATAGAAAAAACTCTTTTTTGCGTTAACTCAGTAAAATTGAGTTAATCGCTAGTAAAGTAGTAAGCACCCAAATGTCTGAGCAACAGCTAGCTGAACTCGAACAGGAACTTTCTCAGCAAATGTCTTCAGACGAGAAGATGATGATGAACTATGAGATCCGCTTCTGGAAACAGAAGGCATGGCGTGCTGAGCAACAGCGTGACCGTGCTGAAGTAGCACAGAAAGAGGCAGAGGGAATGATACAGAAATACAAGGCAATCCCTGAGGATGTCCTTGACAAGTTTCTCCTCGAGGCTAAGGAGAATGAGCTGAAGAAACTAAAGGATGCTGCTTCCGTTCACATCTCGACTATCGGCCTAACGAATTTCCGTTCTATTGTTCAGCAAGCAGACCTTGCTAATACCATCGATGCTAAGATTAATATTTGGAAAGACGTTATCTCTAACTACAGGGCTTACGCCCCATGCGATGAAGAAGAAGCCGAGGAAAGCGACTAAAATTGAAGTGTCAGTGTGCCTATAATTTTTTACTACCAAGATGTCCATCACCTTGAGTCATGAGATGTTTTCGATGCTTTCGAGTGCCTGCCGTGATGAGATCCTTAACGCATTCGCGAGTTCTGCGGTTAAGACTGTTAAGAATATTCTTAACACGGAGACACATGTCCCCGTAAAGACAGCGGATACAATCGGCATTAGTGCATTTGAGAGCGCATCACTTACCTTCGGAAAACCTCTCGTGCTCCCCGCGTATAACAAGGTTGTGGCAGAGCCTGTGGCGGTGCCTGTGACAGAGCCTCTAGCAGAGCCTGTGACAGAGCCTCTAGCCGAGCCTCTAGCAGAGCCTGTGGCTGTGCCTGAGAACAAGGTTATTCGTATCGCATCCAGTTTCCCAATTGCTAAGGCTACAGACCGCTACAGCCTCGCTCCACTCGCAGTTCTACATCGCGTTTGTAATGACATTGATAATGGCCTCTTTGTTAGCAATTTGAAGAGTGTTAGCTGGTCCAAGGGTAGTAAATACCACCATATGGACTGGGATGTCAAGAAGGTTGTGATGGAGGTGAAGTTTCTCCAGCCAGCCACTTCATTGCAAATTGACCAGGCACTACCAACTATGGACCGCTACAGAGTTACGGCCATCCTTCGAGAGCTAAGGAAGCAGGGCATCTTGATTGTAAGCTGATAAAATTGAATTCATAGGGTTTACTGTGTGCTGTATCAAGAGGAAGCAAATGGACCGCGATATCAAGACTAAGCGCGACAAGAAGTCCGACAAGGCACGGGAAAAGTTTGAAAAGACGGGTGGCTTCTCTCAGAAGCACGTGCGCATATCTCAGGCTCTATCTGAGAAGGCTGCGTTCAAGAAGCAGTCTAAAACTCAGGGGAACAAGTAGAGCCTTTTTTCCATGTCTGATTTGGAAACTATGCAGAAACTACTCGATATTGTGCTTACCCGGATTGAAGACACAGAGGACCAGATTAAAAGCTGGAAGTCTAAGAATAGTCAGAGTGACCCTTCTGCTGCTCTAGAACTCCGTAACCTCAAGAAAATTCTTGGTGCTCAACAAAGAGCTAAAATAACACTCATTCAGAGTATTCAGGAACTAACCCCTGGCTCGAATGTAATGACTATTTTTACTCCTCTGAAAGCCGGTAATAGCTTCATCTCAAAGCTTAAGAGCCTTTTTAGAGCATAAATTCAATTTGAAAAAAATTGATTCCGATATCGGGTGAATTAGTCAGCACCCCTCCAAAACCTAGAGCCTTTCAAAGATGTCCATGATTTCTGTGCCCAAGTCTGATATCGAGTTTATCTTCAACCTGCTTGGCGCGAAGCTGAGCAACACCGGTGGCTCTTCAAATGTGAAGCTGAACAAGTCTGGTAAGCCCAAGAAGCAGAACTCCAACAAGGGCAAGCCCACCTGCCACGGTGACTTCGTCAAGATGATTTGCGAGAAGATGAAGGACGAGGTTACCGCGTTCAAGGCTGAGAACCCTGAGCAGAAGGGCGCGCACCTGGTCTTTGCCGCAAACTACAAGAAGGAGAACCCAGAGGAGTTCGCAACCTTCGAGGCCGAGTGGAAGGAGGCACATCCTAAGGATGCCGTCTCCAGCAATGCTTCTGTTGCTGACGATGCCGAGGTTGCCTCTGACGCCAGCGGTTCTGCCACGGAGAAGCCGAAGCGCACGATGTCTGACGAGCAGAAGGCCAAGATGAAGGCTGGTCGCGAGGCAGCTAAGGCCAAGAAGGATGCCGAGAAGGCTGGCCTGGCTGCCCCTGTGGCTGTTGTGGCACCAGTGGTCGCGCCTGTGCCTGTGGCTGTTGTGGCACCTGTGGTTGCACCTGTGCCTGTGGTCGCGCCTGTGGCCGAGACCAAGAAGAAGCCAGTGAAGACGGCGAAGAAGGCTGAGGTCATCACGGCACCCGTAGCAGTGCCCATGGCAGCAGCTGAGCCGGAGCTTCTGCCCTTCAAGATGGCCGGCGAGACCTACCTGCGCATGGGCACCAAGCGCCCTGACGGCAACCACCTGTGGACCTCTGGCCACCTCTGGCAGTCAGTCAAGGGTAAGAAGGGTGACCACATCGGCGAGATTGTCGATGGCGTGATTGACGAGACGGCCTCGGAGCCTGTGGCGTAAACTGCTCCTGAGCCTAAATTAGAACAAAATGAAATACAATACGAAAAAAGAACACCTTTTTTCATATTGTATTATGTAAAATTGACCTGCTGTAACCACATATGGTTAGCATACCTAGAATGCCATACTGCAACGCCTTCGACCGCTTCAACTCTCCATGCCTCGCAGAAGTAGCTGAAGACTGTGACGTCTGTACGCAACACACCTACTTCTATGGACCCCAGTGGTTTAATAGATTTCCTCTGGCACCTGAGCCCAATTCACGGATGTTTTACTTCTCCGCAAGTTCAAAGGTAAAGGCTATCTACCAAAAGGCAATTGTAGAGAGACGCGTAATTGTGACTAGAGCTCACATTATGGATCTTGAAGACCAGGTGCCACTCCATACAGGAGTAGATTACTACCTCTTGTGCTGTATGCAGGATGACTTTGATCCTCTTTCTAGCCCCAAGTTCTTTACTCGTGCTGTTAAGGAAATCTTGCGATGCCATGAGACTATGATCTACGATACTATTCGTGCGGATCCCGCACTTCTAAGGCGCTTCCTCGAGCCTCTTCTGAATTCAAAATACCGCTCTTTCAGTAACATGGTTTGCCACATCTTGTATTGCGCATATCGTATTAAGAATACCACCGCTTCTCAGAACATTGATGGCGCAGTGTCGCTCCTTCAGGAAATCAAGAACCATCCTAAGTTTCATTCTGAGTTTGTCTGGGAACACAGCAACTCTGAGGAACGTCTACTAAACATGCTTATCTATAGCGAGGCCGCGCCCAATTCATTACAAGAGAAAATCAAGAGGTTCTTTACTGATATGAGGAGCCTGCGAACTGCGGCGCATGAGAGACAGCGCGTTTCCTTCGAGCCAAAAAAAGAGGAGATAATGGCTTTGGCATGGAGCCCTCAGAGGTTTACGCAATGGTGTCTGGATACAGAGGAAATGGCGCGCGTCCTTAGTTATTCAAAGTGGCAACTCACTCGGGATCCTGCCACCACGGAGAACCAAAGAATGCTTCCCTGAAACACATTAGGCTACAGTAGTTTCCAGAATAAGGAGTAGCCGTGTGACCATGGCAGTGAGTACAACGGATTAGGATGAGTGGTTTCTCTTCTTTTTTTGCCTTAGTCTTCCTGGGAGGTGTTACAATGGGTCGATTACAAGGCATGCTTGGCATTGGGTACTTACTAGAAGCCAATGTTTGGTGTCAATTTTATAAAATTGAATGGTGTCTTTCCTGGTTGGTAATCATACCAACTCGCGAATATCATGGCAGCCAATGGAATTACTCTCGCACCTATGCGCATGGGAGACCTTATTTCTAGCTCTACACCAAAGCCGGTAAGCAAGTATACACCACCATCGAAGCGAACTGGTCCTGATGGAAAGGTTACACCCGTTCTAGAGAAAATCGATATGAGTGACAAAAACTTTCCTAGTCTCGGAGCGACACCAGTGAAGGTAGCAACGTGGGGAAAGCATGTGATTGCTAAGCCTGTAGAGGTGACTACAGCTGTGCCCGATGTAGAGGTCGTAAAGAAGGAGACACTGAGCGATAAAATCAAGGAGAAGATCCGACTTGATGCTATTGCAGAGGAACTAGGTGCCATTAAAGAGGAGCTAGACCCGTGGAAGATGACTGACGCCCAGCTTAGCAAGACTGGGTGGGTGCGCCTGCGTCTTAGTTCAGCTAAAGATATTTCCATGAAGGGGTTCACTAATCAAGATAACCCCTATCTGCCTGGTTTCATTGAAGAGGCCGACTCGGGCATGAGTTTTGAAGAGTATATTCACTACAAGAAGGTATATAACCAGGACGCCCAGAGTATTCCTTCTTCTAGAAAGAAGACTACTACTCCAGAGGTTCATTATGACGATTATAGTGAGGAGGAAGACGATGAGTAAATAACTTATAGCCTCTGTATCATATCAGGGTTAAAATGTAAGACAATAGCGGTAAAGAAAATCATTCCTATATAAATACCAATCTCTTTTGTTTTTGATGTTCCTGCGAACGCGTCAATAAAAATATACGCAAGCCCCCAGATAGCAATCCACCAGAACTGTATTAATGTTAATAGAAAAAGAACATTAATTGTCTTAAGCATATCCTACTATAACCGGGATTTTTGTTATTCACTCCACTTCCCTCTTCAAAATCATCTTATCAAGGATGTTCGATATGTTAATACACTTACAGAAGCTTCGAAGATCCTTGTTACCTGAAAGATGTGTGAGGCGTGAAACAGGTGTCCACATTGCCTCCATGACTTCCTTGGTATCTTCAGGAATAAGAGGAAGACGCTCTTCTACAAAGAATACGAAGTAGGTTCCAGACCGAAAACGAATTTCGTCATCGGGCTGGGCTCCCTTCAAATCAATGCCTGTCTCCTCTCGGAGTTCGCGAATACAGGCTTCTAGAGGAAGTTCTCTGTATTCACCGTGACCCTTAGGAAAGGACCACATCTCACTCTGGCGCCCCTTGATAACAACGGTTTCGTTAAACCGGTTAAGAAGAATGGCTCCATAGACATGTGAATTTATACAATGTGACCGTGGAATGTATGTTTGGAAGGCTCTCGGAAACGCCATCTTGGCGATTTTGGGTGCTTTTACAGTGTAAAGTTGCGCGGTCAATTTTTATCAACGGCTATAATCACGCTCGACGTTGAACTTGCGGTTCAAGGGTTCACTGGCCTCGCTGGCCTCGCATGATTCATCTTCATCAGATCCTCTTGGAGGAGGGGTTCTGGATCTGGATCTTCTTACAGAGTGTAGATTGCTAGGTTCTAGGCCCTTACCTGGCCATCTTACACTTTCAGGGTCATCCTCATTGTACTTATCCAAGGATGGACGTCTGTGTCTAGCACGATATCTCATACTAGGGCCTCCACGGGTCCACTTTGTATCCTTTGGCTCCTCATATTGTCGCATGTGCCTGCTGTTTGGAGGTGTAGAGATACCCGCATGTTCGTGGTGTTCATCGTGTGAAAGTCTTAGGGCCGCATTCTCAGATATAACAGATTGCACTATTAGGTCCTGAATATCTGACCCCCCACCACCTTCGTAGCCACCACGAGACAATGAAGCACCCGCCGCCGAACCTAGAAGGCTTCCAAAGCCAGCTCCTAAGAAACCACCTACCGCCGATGTCAAAAAGCTATTGGGTTGGTCACTTGGTGATGCAGCAGAAGCAGTGCCAGGAGTTGGAGCACTTCTCATAATGGAATTTGCAGCCTCAGGGTGCTTATCTAGGAATTCAGCCGCCGCCGCAGGAGAATTCTTCACTATACTTGCGCTGACAGCTGGATTGTTCTTCAAGATGGCGGTGGCATCTACGGGATTTGCCTTTAAGATAGCCGTTGTCGCATCAGGATAATTCGTAGCAATCGCTGTAGCCGCCATGGGATAGTTCTTCATGAAGGTTGATACAATAGCAGGGCTTGTGTTTACAATGGTCTTTGCCGCCTCAGGATATGCTTTAATTACCTGGGCGGCGGCTGCAGGGTGTGACTTTATGATTACTGCCGCAGTATCAGGGTAGTCTTTCATTATCTTAGCGATAATAACAGGATGTGTGTTGATAATCGTAGCAATAGACGCAGGGTTCTGCTTAATAATCTTGGAGGCGGCCGCGGGATGCTGTGATGCGATAGCGATAGCAGCATCAGGGTAATCTTTCATTAGTTTACCAGCAGCCTCAGGATTGCTTGAAACAAACCCTGTAGCCGCTGATGGATTTCTTCTGAATAATTCCGCTACAGCTTCAGGATTGCTCTTTACCAAGCTATCTACAACAGATGGGTTTGTCTTAAGAATTTTGGCGGCGGCGGCCGGGTGGCTTGATAAGATAGAGACAGCCGCAGAGGGATGGGTCTTCATCAAGGTAGCAGTAGCAGCGGGCTGGGATTTTACTAAGGATGCCGCCGCCGCAGGGTTATTCTTAATTACGTTTGCAGCTGCTGCCGGGTTTGTCTTTAACATATTCGCAGCAGCAGAGGGGTTTGACTTCATAGCCTGTGCAGCAGCAGATGGATTAGACTTCATTAATTTCGCAGCAGCCTTAGGGTCTGTTTGCATAAGTGTCGAGTGAACTGCGGGCGACCTTGCCTCAGCCTTCTTCTCAAGCTGTTTGGTAATTGCCTTCTCAAGCTTCTTATCCTCATGTTTCCGCTTAGTTTCTAAGAGCTTCTCTGCAGCCCGCCTTTTTTCAATTTTTAATTCTTGTTCTCTTTGCTTTTCTCTACGTTTTTCAGCCTCGCGCTCACGTTGCCTTTCACGTTCAATTATCTTTTCTTGTTTAATCTTTTCTTCTCTTTCTTTGGCAGCCTTCAAGGCAGCCGCGGTAGAAGATGAATTCGTGAAGCCTTCATTTAATAATACCATGCGGATTAGGTAAACAGATACAAAAAAGCATAAGATGGTCCCTATTACCATTACCTTTTGATTCACCATACTTATCTACATTAGGTTGCGTAAATCGTTACGTTAGTTCAACGTGAATTTATAAGAATATAATCAAGCTGGGTAAAATTGACCACTACAGTGTAAGCGATTGGTTTACACCAAATAAGAGGCAATGACACTCAATCCTACATGGCCAGGCGTTACTTATGCGAGGCATCAAATCGAGGGTATCGAGTGGATGATGAACCTAGAAGACTGTGGCTACAAGGTTCCTGGCACTGATAACGTCGTGCGCGGTGGTATCCTCGGAGACGAAATGGGGCTTGGCAAGACCATCCAGTCAATCGCACTTATTGTGAATGGAAAGGGAAAGAATACTCTGATTATGACACCCCTGGCTGTGCGCCGGCAGTGGGAGGAGGCTGTTTTGAAGTGTAAGGTGAACCTCTTCACCGCAGAGAAGAGTGGCTTTGTTCGCCACGGGCCAATAAGGCCCTTGGCAAAGAGCATCTATCTCGGCCACTATGATAAGCTTGTGTCGAGCGTAGAACTCTTTCAGTCTGTAAAGTGGGACCGCATCATCCTTGATGAGGCGCACCGCATTCGCAACTCTAAGACTGTGACGGGCACGAGTGTCTTGAAACTTAAGGCTCCTTATAAGTGGGCTCTTACTGCCACTCCCATTGTCAACAGCCTTGATGACGTGGTAGCCTATCTTAAATTTATCGGGTTCAAGGGTCTGGGTTCCGGCTGGTCTCCGTCCTATAAGGCATGGATTTCTCACATCTACATGGCACGGACTTTAGACGAGGGACAGGCTCCTGCTGGCCTCACGATGCCTCCTAATGCTACCTCTGAGACCCTCCACCTCGACTTTACGAACGAGGAGGAGGAGGAAGTCTACAGGGGCATCCTCGACAACCTGGAGGCCAAGTGGCGCTCTGCCCAGGCGCTTAACGGACGCGCATACCAGCTCCAGAAGTTTGCTATGCTCCTCCGCCTGAGACAGGTATCTGTAAATCCTCAAATCTACATTCGTGCGCGACAGAAGGAGCTGTTTGGCTGGACGGGGCCCGAGTTCCACCTGCCTTCCAGGAAATTCGATGAGGTTGCTAATCTCTTGAGACAGGGTTACGAGGATGGTGAGAAAAATCGCTGGATCATCTTCTGCCAGTTCCACGATGAGATGGTCCTGCTTTCCGAGTTCCTGCAGGCCTTTCCCTTCGTAGGGTCTGTTCTTCAGTATCACGGAGGCATGGGCGCCAACGAGCGCCAAGAGGCACTCAATCAAAGCAAGGGGGCTTCTGAAGATGGGAAGCAGGATGTCTTTCTCGTGCAGCTCCAGGCGGGTGGCACGGGGCTGAACCTCCAGCATTATAATCGCATCATCTTCATCAGCCCATGGTGGACCTCGGCTTTACTAGAGCAGGCCAAGGGCCGCGCAATTCGCATCGGACAGAAGGATGTGGTGAAAGTCTATTGGCTGAAGTTGAAGGCTGAAGAGGACCGTTTCTCAATTGATAATTTCATGATGGAGAAGGTCGATTCCAAGAAAATCATGGCAGATGACTTTCTGAGTTGGGCACACAACAAGAAGAACAACTAAATCTAAGATACAAGAAGAATGGACGCTGCCTCAATGACAACGTTAACTAGTTCGACTTTTTTTATGGTAATCGCAGGAATAGTTGCACTTGCGGTTGGGTTCATAGCTTACACGTTGATATCGAAGAGAAATACAGTGCCTTCCGGTTCTAATAACAAGAAAGAGGGATTTCAAGGTCCTGCTCGTGGAGTAGCCACCATCCCATGCGGGCAGGAATCATCTCATGTTACAGATATCTTAGAACTCTTTGCTCGAAAGAGTTCGTCAACAGGAGAGGGTTCTGCTGATATGAAGGAATTCAAGCAAATTATGTCTAAGATGTGTTGTATGAAGCATGATTTAATGGGGGCCGCGCAAGTTGTAAGTTCAACACTCTATATTCCTTACAATAATACACACGATCGTGAGAACCCCGCTGATACAGTAGGCCGTTGCTTTACGAAGTCTATTCCTCCCCGTGACCTAGATATCATATTCGGCACATGGAAAACTCGTGGCCTCTCGTTACTCAATAAGTTATGCACCTCATACAAACTAAGCTCAAATGAATCAGAAAAAGCAGCGCGCCACTTCACGATGCTTTGGTCTGATGTTTTTGATATAGCCAAGGGAGCATGCTCTCCTCCTGAAAAGGCTCCTGAATATGGTTCTCCTCGTGACCCCAAGGGCGTAATGCCATCTGAGGTAGAAGAGTTAGGTGAATACAAGGGGTACTATTGAAAGGATAGCAACGGGATATGATCAAACTTCATATCTGTATATGGTCCAGATGTATTAATCTTGTTTCTGAGGTTTTTTAACTCAGAAGCAAGCTTTAGCCGAGTGCCAAGTTCTACGTTTTCCTTCAAGTTAATTAGGCTCTGGATAAGCTGTGGTATCTTCGTTATGACAACTGCGCGAAAGTTAGGTGCCCTCTTGATTATATTGAAGTATTGAGGTTCTTGCAGAAGCTGGAAGAGCTTTGTCATGTTCTGTATCTGTCCTCCGCCAAATGGCCAGAAGCAACAATCAAGGTATCTTTTGATAATAGGAACACGAAGTAAATGATCATGCTTCTCAATGGACTCCTTCTTCATCCGTGTGGGTATTCTGTCGATTACTGGAATGCACATATTGAGACCAAACCGTTCACTGTAATTCAGATGAGGCATGATGTGCACGCGTATCACGTCGATTGGTAGGTAGTCTATGTAGGTTTGCATGGTGGGTGTATGTTCATGTGTGACACTGAAAAAATCAATTTTTGTAAACAATCTACTGGACCACCCTACTCTTAAACGTCATCATACCACCCTACGATCTCACCATTCTCTTTCTTGGCCATCAAATTCTTGTAAACCGGCCGACCGTCATTGAAGCCAGGCTGAGATGCCAGGTCATAGATAATGAGCTCCTTGTTCCCAAAGAATGAGTGCTCGATAGTTTGACCCTTGAACCCATGGCCCAGAGTTACAGTCAAGACGTTGGAAATATCGACGATGTGACCCTTCTGGAGTATCAGATTGTAAACCTTGGGAACCTCATAGTCTACAATGGGGGCGAGGTCAGCAGGGTGTGTCCAGACCATCTTGTCCAGAACAGGATGCCAGGGAGTAATGAGAAGGCCCTTAAGAAGGACCATCGGTTGCTTCTGTTGCTTCGTGCCAATCTCAAGGGCGTATTCCACCTCAGAAGGACCAGCGATTGTCCAGACACGGTCACCCTTGCGGACATCCTGAATGGGCTTTCGTGAGCTATCTGCCATCTTGATGAGAGAACCAGGAGCCCAGCAACCACCCAAGGCAGCACCACCCGCACTCTGTGTAAGAGACATCATAGGGGAACCAACTGTGCGCATGATTGACCTAGGGGAGGGCTGGGGAGGGCTTGCTGAGCGGGCATAGGGAGAAGAGGCAGGTGCAGAGCTAGTATTTTTGAATGGCCAATTATCCTTCTTCGTTCCACTAGGGTCAAAGGGATCTACCGTGCCAAAGACGTGGTCGCCAATGGTCTGAATTGTCTCGAAATTCTTAGAACCATAAGACTGAAGGGCCGCATCCTTGAAGTTCATGCGTTGCTGGAGCTCATGTGCTCTCAAGTAAGCAGGAATGTAGTGGCGACCCCAGCGCGTCCAGTAACTCTGACCATGCGTCAGAGTGCCCTGAGTTCCAATCACCACCTGACCATCTGCCTTAATCTCGCTCATAAGAGCCTCAGCAGGAGTGCCCTTGTATTTCTCGTAAATGCCTGCAAGTGGAGTAAGGCTACCGTTTCGCTCCATGAGCTCCTTTAGCGCATGGATGAGGTCAAATCTCGCCATCTCCTCCAATGGAATAGCCTCTACTTTCACTGGAACCACCGTCTGTGTATCCATCGTAATAGAGGTCACGTCAGACTTGAGGGCAAGCGTAAAGCCGCGGGACTGGCCGAACTGGATGGTGCCCGTGTTAATGGATGCGATGGAGCCATCTGCGAAGGCTACCTTGATTGTCTTAGGCTTTGCAGCCGAGGCCAACGTAGTGGCCGCCCAGTTAATAAAGACTGTAGCAACCATCGAGAAGTCAGGGCAGAAGGCGAAGGCACCACCACTAGCATTAGAAAGACCGATGAGAAGCGTGCTGTCGATGTTGTAACCAAAGCCAAAGGTGCTCAAGTTGTAGAGGGAGGGTTTGCCATAAAGGCGGAACATCTCAAGAACACCGCGCCCAGGGTTCATGTTCGAGACACCATCCGTAAGAAGGGCTGCCGCGATATTACTCTTGGCGTATTCAGGGGCCGAGGCGATGCGGTCCATGAGCTCAAGTGCTGCCCAGATATTCGTGTTCCCCTCGGGCTTGATAGGCTTCAGAATAGTGTCGAGCTTGCTTCTCCCAGCCTTGTCCATAGCGGTCGGCTTGAGAACAACCTTGGCCGTCGAGCTATAGGTAATCAAGCAGAGCATATCCTTCTCACTAAGGATACCACCGAGGGTTCGGACAGTGTGCTTACAAAGGTCAAGAATGGTGTAGTCAGCTGCACCAGCCTCGAGGTCAGCACCCGAGTTCTCACCCGTTGACCCTGAGATGTCAAGAAGCACGAAGACCAGAGCCGGCTGTCTCTCACCCTCAGGAGGAGGAGTTACCTTAACATGTAGATAGTTGCGAGTAACAGAGGCCTCCAGCTTAAGAGCGCTATCAACAAAGGGTTCTGGTTGAATTTGGGTTGAGCTAGGGGTAATTGAGCCTTCAGAAAGGAAGCGTTCAATCTGAGACTTCAGAGCGAAGTTCGTCCTAAGCGTATCTAGTTTCATCGGACTGCGAGTAATAGGACTGCGGCCATTATTTCGGGGGTCTGACAGCCAGTGCTCAATGGCAGAGCGCTCATAGGTCTGACCATCATCACCGATTACGGGGTCCGTCATCAGGGCAAGCGTAATAGGGCATTCAAACTCAGGAGGCGTCGACATCTTGTTATACTTAAATTTTTATAAGGAGATGTGTTCAATTTTTACAAGGTACCTAATAGAATGATCGGAGGAAAGACACGTAAAAAGTCTTCTTTCCCTTACGAAGTGGCAATTCCATCTTACAAAAGACATGAGGCAATCAAGGAAAAAACACTGGCTACCTTGAAGCGCTATGGAATTCCTTCTTCAAAAATCACTGTATTCGTTGCAAATAAAGATGAGGAAGCCTTATACAAGAGTTCTTTAGTACCAGGGACTTATGGGAAAATCGTAGTGGGTGTAAAAGGGATGCATGATATCCGTAACTTTATCACAGGATACTATCCTATTGGAACCAAGATTGTCAATATAGACGATGATATCAAGGGCTTTCTAGAATATGATGAAGGCAATAAGAGAAAGGAGAGACCGTTGAAGAGCCTTATTGGAGTCATCAAGCGTGGCTTTATGGAATGTGAGAAGGCCAAGACTAAGTTGTGGGGTGTCTACCCAGTAGCCAACGGATACTTCATGAAGCCCAAGGTCTCCACAGAAATCCGTTATATAATTGGCTCTTTCTGGGGCTGTATCAATCCCGGTCTGAAAGGGCCTACTGGTGTTGAGATTACCACGGAATACAAGGAGGACTACCAACGTTCTATCTTGTATTACAAGCAGTTTAACGCTGTGGTCAGACTGAACATGTATGCCCCCATTAGTGCTTATTATACGGAGGCTGGTGGTATGCAGGAAGTAAAGGAGCGCAAGTCTCTAGAAGAAAAAGGAGCCAGATGGCTTGTGAAAACCTATCCTCAGTTCGCAGTTCTAAATCCTTCGAAGAAAAGCGGATACATGGAAGTCAAGCTCAAGGATTTACGTGATAAGCCTGATGCTTAGTTGTTTTAAGACAAATTATAAATAGGGGTTGGTCAAAAAATTGACGTCAACCCGTATTTAGATAGAAGGCACAATGGAATATTTTGGTAAGACAAAGAGTGAACTATTAGCATTATGTGAGAAGAAGGGGCTCAAGGGGAAAAAATCAGACTCGAATGCGGAGCTTACCAGGATGTTGAATGAGGCTCCTGTTAATACAGTGGTGGCTGTGCCTGTGGCTGAGCCTGTGGTTGAACCTGTAGCTGAGCCTGTAGCTGTGCCTGTAAAGAAGCCTCGTGCGAAAAAGGTTGTACCTGTGCCTGTGGTGGCACCTGTTGTGGCTACACCTGTTGTGGCTACGCCTGATAAGTTACGCATGATTGATCTCTTTGCTGGTACTGGTGCATTTACCCATGCCTTCCAGGGAACCGGTAAGGTTCAATGTGTATTTGCTAATGACATGGTTGAGAGTTCTAAGAAAATCTACGATGAGAACTACGATCACAAACTTACTCTGAAGGATCTCAATGAGGTCAAGGTCGAGGATATTCCTCCTCACGACATCTTGACAGGCGGATTTCCTTGTCAACCGTTCTCCCTCGCGGGTCGTCAGGAGGGCTTTCAGGACCCTCGTTCCAATGTCTTCTGGAAAATCCTCCAAATCATTGATCACCATAATCCCAGATGTGTGGTTCTAGAGAATGTGAAGAACCTTGTGACACACGATGAGGGTAAGACATTTACAACAATCAAGGGTGAGCTTGAGAAGAGAGGATACCACATTCGCTTCAAGGTTCTGAATACCGCTCAAATTACTGGAATTCCTCAGCATAGGGAGCGGATTTATCTAGTCTGTCTGAAGTCGAAGGAGGCCTTTGACAAGTTCAGCCTCGATTTCCCAAATGTAGCCAAGGGTCCCGTGAATTCCTGTTTCAGTGAGGCTGTAGCAGACAAATACTACTATACGAATGCTTCTAGCACATGGGACTTGGTCAGTCAGAATGTGGTTAAGAAAAATACGATTTACCAATATCGTCGTGTCTACGTTCGTGAGAATAAGAGCAATGAGTGTCCAACACTCACTGCAAATATGGGGGGTGGGGGGCACAATGTGCCTTTGATTAAGGATGACAAGGGTATTCGCAAGCTAACTCCTAGAGAGTGCTTCAACTTCCAGGGCTTTCCTCAGACCTATAAGTTGCCTGCGCTCGCAGATTCAAATCTTTACAAGTTGGCTGGTAATGCTGTGTCTGTTCCAGTGGTGAAGCTGATCGCTGAGAGGCTAATGGCTTTGCTGTGAAGTGAATATATAGATAAAATTGAGTAATTTTTTCACTGTATTAAAGAATATATGGCAGAACCACATGATAAATATACTACAGACATCCTCCGTAAACGATTTACACAGTATAAGAATAATACAATGGTGCTTTTAGAAATCATCAGGGAAACAGATCTTCCTATTCGAAATGAAAATCCACCTGAGGATATTACAGAAAATATCGTCAAGTTCATTCTTAAAAATAAGCGCGGAGACACTTCATGTGTCTGGGCGAAATCGGTTGGTAGGCCTGGAGATCTCTATTCAAATCTAGAACATATTCAGGAAGTCAAGGCATTCACGTCAGGTGGACCATGTTCATTTGGGCCTGATAAGGTCTTTAATGTAATTTACTTTCTCGATATGAGAGGATGGTTAACAGATAAATTTATCCTTTGGCGTATCTCTGTTTCTAACGAATCTCAGGAATGGAAGAATCTTAAGATGAATAAAACAGAAACTTTTGAGAAACAGTGTGAACTCGGACGTCGACCTCATATTGGATTTGATAAGATATACGAACAACTAAAAGATGTTCGTACATCATCAGGGTTACCAATTTGTTCTAAAATTTACGAGGGCACCTTTGAGGACATCTTTAAGGATGAACCAACGCTAGGAACACCATGAGCCCTAGGATATGGAAGACCGACTTAGCCGGACGCGCGAACTCAAATAGAGGGACTACACTGAAGTTCCATAGCCATAGACCAACAAGTGAAACAAGAAGAGCAGCAATAAAAAAGGTTAAGATAACTGCGATTGCCTCAGCATAAATGGGGTCCTGTCTGTGTGACTCAGAACCACTGGGATTTGTGAAACCTTCTACTAAGGCGCGCATTGCAGCGTTTACAATGGAGGACATCTGTATCTACTTACTCCGCCTGATTTTTCTCATAGACCAGTGACTCCTTTACCGTGGTGTCGCGCTTCGTATCCAGGAACTCTAGCAACTTCTTACCCTTCTCAGGGTCCTCCTTGAAGTGCTCACTGAAATACTTCTTGAGCTCCTTCTGACCAAGGGGTGACTTGATAACACGCTTCTTATATAGGGCGCGCGCATTCGATGACTTGAGGTCAAGGGCTCCAATGCTATTCTTTTTCATGATGGAAAGGATCATCTTCTGCATCGCCTCAGCACGCTTGTCCTGCTCTCTGATACGCTCATTTACTGTCTTCTTCTCCTCAATGAGCTTCTGCTTATCCTCCTGGATCTTCTTCCACTCTGTGAGGAGCGTAGGCAAGTTCTTAAACTCAATCTGGTCATCATTCTCTGACATTCTAGTAGTCTATGACTAGACGGATTTAAGCGGAGCATTCGATTTTAGTACTGACTTAATGAAAAATTTGAAGGTCTAATGAGGTCCAATATGGGTACCCAATGCTACAAACACCCCTTGATATAGGCATTCGCTTTATCGAAACCTTATGGTTCTCCTTTGCCTCTCGTATCGTAGATAGAGCCATTGAAATTTACAAGGTCGAACCTGAAAGGGCCGAACTTCTAAAACAAAAATTTCTTAAGAGAGGTGAGTTTCAGGTAATCGTTCAAGCCTCTGAATGATATTCCTTGAATGATTTCATTCCATGTGAAGGAATAGGGCCTTTAGGGGAAGGAGGAGTTTTTTCTCTTGAATTGGAACGAGCTCTAGGTTCTCTTGAAGATAAGGGAGACTTAGTAGTAACTGGTAAGACTGGTTCTTTAATCGTATCATAATATATACAATTTATGAAACTAGTTAAGAAACATGGTAGCCCAATGAATATTACTGAGATTAAACAGATATTCAATCCAAAGAATAAGGTATAATTCTGCTGGTCATCTGTACATGGAATGTTAACCTTACAAAGTAAGCTAACTGTAAAGATTGCTATTCCACTCGCTATAAAGAGTATAATTATGAGAAGTATCCATGGGTGTTTTTTGAATTGTTTGAAGAGGTGAGCACGGTCTTCGTTCAGGCACTTTTGCATTTAGGTAAGGGCTGTTACCCTTAGTGAGTTAGTCAAATTTTACAGGGTAATGATATCTGTATGATAGTTAATATTGAACCTAAGCTGATATTTTTTAAGAAATTTATCAAACCACTGTTTCTGTGCCTCTTCTTTTTTAGAAAGAAACTCTCTGACCTCAGTAGTCCTTTCCCGTTTTCCTGAAAAGACTTCATCAATCTCTAGACGAATTTCCTCAGCCTTTTTGTTATATTGGCGCTCATTCTCTCTAAATCTTAACATACCATTCTCACGATAGCCATTAGGCACACTATCAAGTTGCCTTTCATTATCTTGCCACATAGCATATTTCCATCCATCTAGATTTCTAAGCGAGATAGAATGAGTTTCTTTTATAAACTCCCTGTATTCAGGCTTAGCAAGTAACTCAACTGGGAATAGTATCTTGTCAAAAGGATGAGGATTGAATTTATCCATAATGGAGCCAAAGGCGTGCGTTAAGTTTTTACCACGTCTATCTAACCTGATATATATACCCCTTTGAAGAAATCTCTGTACATCTCTAGGAAGCTCATCAAACGTACACGGAAGGATTAGTGATGGCATTGTTACTAATTCAACACATATGAATATATTCAATTTTATTTAATAAGTCGCACTAGAGTTACCTCACTTCTAGGCAGAGTAGTTGCCATACTGTTAGCCAAAGAATATTCTCAATCTCGTTGTAATCTGTTGTCTACAGATATGACAGACAACTGAGCGCTTCGAGCAATTTGTACAGAAGGTATGTCCACATGGACCCATAGCGATTACAATAGGTTCTGTCATACAGATACAACATAGAGGTTCAGATTGGTTCGCTAAACGCTGAGGGATTAAGATTTCTCTTAGAGCCGAGTATTTCTGTAGTGTGAAAATGAAATCCCAGTACAAAGTGTCGAGTTCATTTGTCTGAAATTGTTTTTCAATGTATCTGTCCATCATTTCCTGGAAGCCCTCGAGCTCAGGATTTGGCAAGGCAATGAGTTGTGCTACCTTTTCTACAACCGAATCTATACGTTGACATTCCATCTGAAGACGTTGATCCAATCTGATGAGTTCATCACCAATATCTCTCAGATAATCTAACATATGACGACTCATGTTTACCCAGCGGTTCACTGGTGAATCTGTTAGCCTCGCATCTGACAAGTCACTGAGATACTTGTTCAATTGTTCAATACCCTTCTGAGGTGCCTCCTTTATGTAATCCTTGAAGAATTGGGGAACTGCTCTAGTTGTGTCATAACTACTAAGCTTTCCATATTTTGTTAGCAAGGTGTGAGCAGTTTTAAGAGGGTGTTCATTCGGCAAGGGCTTTGTAAAAAAATCTAGGATACGCTCCTGGTGATTTTGTAGAATTTCTCTAACCTTTCTCTTCCATGTTCTATGCTGGCTCTGTTTATCAGCTGCGTCTGATACATGAAAAAGAATTAAATTAGACACCGCTCGCGTAACTCCAACAACTGGTCTATTATCTAGAGGTTCGGCATCCGGGAAATCTGGAGACGCATATACTGTTCCACCCTGGACCGCCCCACCTATTTCTAACTGGTCTCTCTGGTCCATACCTGGGTTCCAGGGCGAAATTATTAATGTAATTCAAGCGTATTAGATATCATCAATATCGATATAATCATCATCCTTCTTTTCTACACGCTTAGATACCTTATTGCGCTTGTCGACAACGACAGGTTCCTTCTTACCTGCCTGAAGCACGACATTCTGAGGAGTTTCCATATCCAATTCAGATTCCTCGGATTCATCCTCTTGTTTAACACCAGTTCTGTCAAAGATATCTTCCTCAGCGTTCTCAGCAATTGCCAAGGCACCCTTCTCATCACCTTTCTCGTATTTTGTTGCGATCTCATTGACTGAATCGAGTGTCAAGAACATTGCTGCATTGATACCATCATCCTTAAGCTGCTTGAACTGCTTGGGGTGGAACTTATCAAGAATATCTCCTCTTGAACCACGGATGCCTTTCGCAAGTTCATCATTAGAGACTTCGCAATCCCTGAGGCTAATGAGAACAATATCACCTACCTCAAATCGAACAGACTTCTTGATGGACCGACATATCTTACAGACCCTCTGCTTGTTATCCTGGCAATAAATGGTAGCATTGAGATTACCAAGAAGTCTTAGAATACGACCAACCATCTGGTCACTGGCAATTTCCAGATAAGCTACTTCGTCGTCCTCGCCGAACTTCGTCTTACCCTTTGACTTCTTGTATGATTTTCCTCCACGTATATTTGGCATTCTATACTACATGAAAAATGATAAGGATAGTCAATTTTATAGGTTATTTTAAAGCCTTAACCTTCTTAGCCTTTACAAGAGGTTTCTTAGAAGTGTCCTGGCCAACGATCGAAACCTTTTTTCCAATGAGTTCACCAAACTCATTCATAACCCTCTTGTTCTCTTTGACACTTGAAGATGGTAAATTATATGCGGCTAATGTCGCACGAACATTCTTGCCATCTTCATCAAAGGGAATTTCGATAACTGGATCTCCATGAATATAAGGAATATGTTCATGCTTATCTTTACCATGTAGAGGTGTTCCAATAGGAGTAAGTGTCTTAATATTATAATGGTTTAAGACACTGATAGGAATGAGCTGTTCAACGAACTCCGGCTTTCTATAATGCCATGATGCTCTATCTGGACATTTCATCGTTGGATGACCATTTTCCTGGCAAATAGAGCAAAATAGCGAGGCATCAACTGGACACTGATTAGGTCCATGATTTTCACTAAGGGTTAATTTAGAGCAACCACACATACGTTTAACCGCTAGCGGTAAGGGGAGTCAAGTCAATTTTTACTTTTTTGAATTAGAGAAGGGTACTATAGATATGGCTGAAGCACTAAATATAATACCATTAGATGTTCTGCCTTTACCTCTAAATCTAGAAGAAGTACAATGGAAACAATACTTGTTTTATATGATTGCTTATTGCGATACATTCCATGACTTTGCGAAAGAGCGTAAGCTTGAGGGAGAAGGTCGTTCAGTAAGTAGTAGTGATATTCCAAACCGTGTTACATTTGTTCAAGAGCTTATTGAGAAAATGGACACATCTATTCCATTTAATAGCTATCTTCCTATTATCAATTCATTTAAATCTGGAACATTTGAAAACAATGTATATTCGGCGTTTACACGCTTACTCAACAATCCTCTTATAAATTCAATTTCTAATGAGACTATAAAAGCAAATATAAAGGCATATTTACCAAGTATATTCTCAGTATCTGCCAATGAAGAACTTATACAACAAGATATGAATGAACGAGCCTTTCAAACTCCTGGGCAAATACCTCCTATAAATACGAAGATCATTGAATTATACATGCCTGCTGTTGTTTATGGTGATACCACCAAAGATAATTTTATTTCTTTTTTAAAGGGGGCCTACCCTGAATGTCTAGATGGAGAGATATTGAAGATTGTAGAAGATACTGCTTCTTTTCCAAGAAATATTTTTACTACAAAACTAGATAATTTCAAGAAAATTATTACAACACAGACAAAATGGGATCCAGCTGGATTAAGTAGCTTTGAATCTCGCAATAATCAAATAGCAAACGAAACTGTTTCAGCTCCTTCTTTTCGGTCTACTGAACCGAGTACATCTTCACGGGATAGTTTTACATCTAAATCCGCATATTTTAACCAGGCTACTAATACACTTATCTATCCTGGAGGAAACTATACAATAACAAAAGCGGGCCCAAGTGTGAATCACTTGTTTATGCATATGGCACTTGAAGGAAACAATGTGTCTCCTCAGTTAAAAGAAAAATTTAAACAGATGATTCGTGCTGCTAAGAAAGATAGTAAGAAAAATATGGTCCTACCCTTAGACCCTAATGCAGGAACTGATGTAGGAAAAGATGTACGTCTTCGCAGACTTACATCTTCAAAGCGATCTGGTGACTATGAGAATATACATTCTGCCATTCAAGCAAAGGCCCTTATGTTCACTGGTGATGAACCAGCCTTTACATACGGTGTCTTGAATAAGTGTCCCATTGTCTTTCATTCATGTTCTGTAAGTGGGCATCATTTCAAATTATACATACCTCCACCAGCCGACCCTGAAGTTGCCGCTAGAGCCATGGAAGAACGCACCCTATTACAGGCAGTTCTAAAGGCAGCTGAGCTCCAGAAATTCTTTGGAATAACAGATATATTCTACAGGAGTTTTTTTAAGAATTTAAAAGATGCAGTATTTTCATCTTCTGAAATTACAGTACATGGTAACCTTGAGGCTGGGCGGTTTCTTCAAATATATATGTCTCGTATTATACACAATTTAAAAGAGGATGGCTTAGATGCTAAGTGGTTCAGAGATGGTTTTCGACAAGTTTCAGGAAGCTCTATCGCTGAACTTGCTAATTATAGTGAAATTGATACAAAGGCGCTACAAGCTGGTAGATTTAATGATAAATTAAAAGAAAAATTAGCATCAATAGGACTTCCTGAGCTCGAGAGGAGAAATGCTTCTTTAGAAGAAGATTTAGTTTTTCTAAGACGAGACATACCTCTTAAATTTCATAGAACTCTTACACATATAAACGCAGTGGATTCTACATTATTCAAGCCTAATACATTAGGTCAACCATTCTTGAAAAATGGGTCAAAGGGATATAAATTAGAACCAGGTTCTATGTTCCCCCAATATAAGCATATAGAAGGAAATATTGGAGGCATAGCAAAACTCCTGAATTTAAATGCAAAGTTAACAAATCAAGCATTAATTATGAAAAATAAGGCTACAATTAATAGTGTATTTAGAGAATTAAACTATTCTGATGGTGAGCCAACTGTAGAAAAAGCAAATGAATATAGAGAATATGCGATTGAATATATTGATACATGGTTAGTTACAGAAGGCGGAAAACTTGAGATAAGAAGAGCTTCTACAAAGCGTATGAGAAATAATATACTAAATAAGGTAAATAACACAAGAAGAAAAGCAAGGTATACAAGGAATCTCGATAATAAATATAAGACTATTCATGATACTATTTCTAAATTAAATCCATCTAAGATGCCTTTTAAGATATCTCCTCAGGACTATGCTGATATGCTAGTATATAGACTTGTAATAAATGATGTTATTTTAGAAATTATGCCAAACGAGCCAGTTATATATCAAGAGGAAACAAATATGATTATAAATGATCCTATTGAAATACAAGATGGAGGTGCTCCTATGTCAGATAATATGAAAAGTTACTGTATAGATTTGTATGGAAATCACATTGAACCATTTTTTAGAAAACACTTAGAAGGTTCTACAGGAAGCGCGAATGATATGCTTGTTTCTGTCTTAAGATCCGTTGTAGGAGGGACCTTTATTCAAGATGTTGAATTGTTATTAAATGAAATTGGTGGTTCTCCTGAATTCCCTGGTGATGTGAATATTGACTTATATGAAACTATGAAAACAAATGCTATAATCGCGTTAGATGGGATTTTTAATAGATTAAACGTTTCATATAATGACCCTGAAAAAATACTAAAAATAAGAGAAAACCAAACAGCAGGTATCATGTTCAATGATATTGGTGCTATATTAACCAAGTATTCAGGTGCTTCTAAGATAAGTGATACATTTTTTCCTGATATGAATACGATAATAAACTATCTAAATACTCTATTCATGGACGCTAATGGAATAGCTGTAACAAGAAAGGTAGCAGAAGATGCCTTGAATAAGTTGCCCGATGAACCTACATATGCTAACAAGGATATATTACAGAACTATGTAAAGTATGCTCTCAATGATTATCTCGAGGTTGAAATTTTGGGGGTGCCTCCTACCTCTGTTGGCGGATTTGTAGAAAGAGCAATAAGCAGACAACGTCGTAGAAGAAATGGTTCACCGCGTAGAAAATCTCTAAAGAACAGATAGAGAATGCCTTGCTTTATCGGTGGTCAAATGAAAGGCCTTACCTACACTCAAATGAATAAATACAGTCTAGCTCAGAATACCTTCTTCCGTGTTGAGAATTATAATACAAATATACGAAATAAAAGAATAGCGGGCGACAAGACAGCTTCATATTACACCTTTAAGGAGGGCGAGCAGGCGCTTTACAGACAAGGGCAATTCTTGTTAACTCAGAATGACCCGACAAATGCTAGATTATATCAATCTGTAGTAAAAGTCTAAGGCTATATATAGAGATGTCTGCGTTTAATTCAAGATCATGTGAATGTACTACACAGCAATACGGTCAAATCATATTCGACTCTATTGCCTACCAAAATTCTGCGAATACTGTCTATCAAGCAAAAAATGCTCAACTAACTGCCTCTAGAAATGGAAGTCTCGGTTCCCAGGCTACGGGTAATCCCATCTTCAAGTCTAACTCTGAGCGTATGCAGTATTTACTTGGGCGGCAAAATCAAGCGAGTTGTGGTGTTCCCAAGAAGGTCTTTGTCCTCGGAACTAACTAAGTGCCTATTAACGAACGATTGTGGTGACATTCCATGTTTCCGCAATCCTTCTTTTGTCTGCTGCTGCCACTGAATCCACCATAGTCCCCATGCCTCGATATGATGCTTCTCCATTTGAATAATCTTGTCCATACCTTAGTTTATAGGTAAAAAAGATTTCATTTTTTAAAGTTAACTACCCGGCTTTACCGGTACACCGGCTTTACTTACGAGAACGAGGTGTAAGGCCAGCCTGAAACTCTTCAATCCACTTCTTCATCTCATCACTATTCTCCCATAGAGCCCTCTTTGTTGTGGCATCATAGGTACCAAGCTTAATTCTTTTAGAAGGAGGGGCTTCTGGATGCTGTCCTGGCTGGAAGGCATACATGTCATTACCCTTGAGGATTACAGGAATTCCATCAATTAGTTCAACTCCGTGATTGGGCATGCTTTTAGAAGGGCTACGCACTGACTCATTTTTTATAGCACATTGAATGTAGATGAACACTACATTAAATCTATTAGGATATAAGTCAACTATCGAAAGTTTTCAAGGATCTCCAGGAATAGTTGCAGCCGGCGCAACTGTAGGCCTTCTATTTTTCGTATTTGGTATAATTTATTGCTATGGTGCTGCTAAACTATCCTATAACTACAATATGTCAATTGGAAATGGAGGCTCTGCGTTCATGTGGGCGTTTATATGTTACTTCTTTGCGGCTATATATTATCCATATTACGCGATTATGTTAAACCCAGTGTCCCCCGTTATGTCTGGTGGAAGACGGCGATGATTTTAGATACTTCAATGATTAAGCATCCTTTTAGAAGGCCTAATCAATGATAAATTTGAATAACTGTTCGATTGTAAACTAGTACAATGAATACAAATCCGGTTATCGACTTACATGAGCAAAGAAGGGCTGCTCTAGCTAAAAGGAAAATTCTGTATCCCATTAAAATATACTGTATCGTTGACGACCTTTCAGACGCAAGTAGAGATAGCTTAATAAGGAAAATAAAAGAGCATGCTCTTCAATCAAAGGTTATATTTACAACTCGTCTCTATGATTCTACAAAATACTCTAACGACCGTGACGTAATCACACGACTTCCTGCGTTCCATGTGCATATTCGAAACATATATAATAGGACTTTCTATGCAAATACCAGACCACTTGATCACATCAATGAATGTGTTGCCTTGTATTTGAAGAGTGAAGATGAGAAGATTCAAAGAAGATTACGATGGATACAGTTTTACGAACGCTGTAAGTCTTTCTTGTTTCGTCTAGTTCATAAAGAGACTGCGATGGAACGTCATGAAAGAGAAACATACGTAAATGCAAAAAAGTCTAGGTTTGAACACATGAAACTCAATGTATCTGAGTGGTCCTAAAAGTCAGCCTCTGTGCTGAAACTCATCTCAGCAGCCGTCTTTCCTACACCTGCCTTTGCGTAGTTTGCATTTCTTTTTTCAAAGAAGTTATCCTTGCCCTCGAGTGAGATACGCTCCATGAAGTCAAAGGGGTTCGCAGCATTGAAGATCTTCGGGTAGCCAAGCTGGACTGTAAGGCGATCAGCAACAAACTCGATATACTGAGCCATCAAGTTGGCATTCATGCCAATGAGTTCACAGGGGAGCGCCTTAGTGATGAAGTTCTTCTCAATCTTCACCGCCTCCTTGATAATCTTTGTGACCTTAGATTTCGCGAGCTTGTGCTTGATCTTTGAATATAAGAGGCAGGCAAAATCCGTGTGCATCCCTTCATCTCTGGCGATGAACTCATTACTCGTGGTTAGACCAGGCATCAAGCCACTCTTTTTTAGCCAGAAGATGGAACAGAAGGCACCGCTGAAGAAGATACCCTCAACAACTGCGAAGGCCACTAGTCTAGTAGCGAAATCAGCCTCGCTTGCGTTGAGCCACTGCTTGGCCCAATCGGCCTTCTTCTGAATGGCAGGGATTGTTGAAGCGGCCTCTAGCAACTTCTGCTTCTCAGACTTATCATCGATGTAAGTGTCGATTAGGAGAGAATACATCTCTGAGTGAATGGATTCCATGAAATTCTGGTTGGCATAGAAGTATTTAGCCTCTGGCCACTGAACCTCATGTTGGAAATTTAGTGCGAGGTTCTCCATCAAGATGCCATCTGAGGCAGCGAAGAAACCAAGAACGTGTTTAATGAAATGCTGGGTATTTGCATCTAGTTTCTGCCAATCCTTGGTATCCTTCGTTAGATCAAGCTCCTCAACAGTCCAGAAGACTGCCACGGCCTTCTTGGCCATTGAGAATATATCCTCGTGCTGGATTGGGAAGAGAACAAAACGACCAGGATTTTCCATGAGAAGTGGCTCGTCAGTAGCAGGCTTAGGTAATACAACAGAATTCGCATCAGCCAAATTTAGCGCAGGAGGCTCCGCTTTCGGGACCCTCGGCTTTCGACCCGGAGAAGTCGTGGCCTTAATGACGTCATTAATGCTAGAAATATTAGAAGTATCTTGAACTAATGATACAATGTGCTCCTCCATTCTGGTTCTGGACAATATATTAGGTTCAGAGAAAGTATCCATGGCGGTTGTATAAAAGATAACAAAACCGGCAAGCAATTTTTATGGCATGATACGTTAGATATGCTAGGGGGAAAGGTAATTGGAGAGGGAGTTGACGGTTGTGTCTTATCGGCTCCTATGTGGCCTTGTAGTTCTTCTGACGTTAGTGGCTTGCCTAAATCTACAAATAGTCGATATGTCTCTAAAGTGGTGAGTATCAACGATCCAGAATCAGATAATCTGAAGATGGCTGCTCGCATCCTTGGACCCGAATTGAGTTCACGGTATATCGCAGGCTTACAAGGTGAATGTAAGCCTGCTGATAAGATTAATCCAGAGGCATCCAAAAACACAGAATCCATGAAGTCAGCTGAAAGAGCAGTTGTTACATGGCCAAAGAAGGGTCAAGCTTGTGCTGAGTTAAAGAATGAGCTTATAAAGGGAAAGGATATCTCAAAGAGAACAAAGGTAATGATTATATCAAAATATGATGCTACAGTGAGTGGTTGGGTTGAGAAACTTGAGAAACCATATAAGACTACAATGAAAGAGGTTGAAAAGGCAATCCCGCAATTTATGGTTGTTCTCCAAAAACTTTATCAGAATCACAACGAGCAACTTATCCACATAGACCTTCATACTGGTAATATATTTGTTCGTTTACACGCAAATGGACTAGAGTTCGGCTTAGCTGACTTTGGTCGCTGTATGTTCCGGCGTCACGGTGTAGACCCTTCCACGACATTTTATGGCGATTTCCTTATAGGTTATGTATCAAGAAATGAGTTTTTCTGTAATTATAGCCAGGTACCATTTGAAGCTAGATTGCTGAATTACTGTTATAGAAAGAACCTTGATAACTCATCTCCAAGTGCATTAGTCAAGGCCTGGGAAAATGATAATTCAGTAAGAATGAGTGCAGTAGGGTCTACAGACATTGTTGAAGTAAATCGTTCTCAGATGATTTCACATTTATTGAAGAAAGTTCTTTTCATTGCGATGATTGAACAAATTCAGTCTGTATGTAAAAAAATAAGAGTAAATCCAGATGACCATAGTGCGCTGTATAAATCACTAAGCGAAACCGAGAAACTTGTTATACAATTTATCTTAACACGGTATTCTATCTTATCACCCTTGAATACCATCACAGAAGATATAATGAATAGATACAATGAAAAACTTATAGATACACAAGGCAAGGGAACCAATACTCTTGTAAGGTTTCTTATGCTTGGTATAGTGACACCATATGATCAGGAGGGGTCATCGCTTGTTAAGGCATTATCTGCGGTAGAAGCTGGGGATATGGGAATTATTTGGTCCGATGTAGTAAGAACGGGTTGACCGTTTGAAGGGTCTGGAACAGGGGCTGAAGAATCCAGTTCATATACAGACTGAAGGAAAGCTTCAACCTTCGGATGAACTCTGAAGGCAGTAGGGTCAAGGTCCCAAACGTAAAGGCAATCAAGAGATTTTACGCGTGAAAGAGCTACGTAGGCCTGACCGTATTCAAACGTATTTCTTCCAATATCGATTAAGGCACAATCCAGAGTGGCTCCCTGAGCCTTGTGGATTGTGACAGCGTAAGCAAGGCG